TAAAAAAGCTATTAAAATTTTTAAAGAATGTAAAAAAAGCGGAATATGGAGATCTGATGACGTTGAGGAAATAGATGTGCCATTTTGGTCCCTGTTACCCGATGAGGAAACTCCATGATTAAAGATGAAATAAAAGAAATTAAAGCGCGTATTAGAGAATATGAAAATGCCAGGGATTTAGTAATTGCATTTTCTAAAGAAGTCTACAATCCTATCTCAATAGGAATTTACATGAGCACAATCGAAAGGTGTGATCAAAAAATTTGTGACTTATTAGGTGTACTTAAGATATTGGAGGCAACTTATGAGTGAAGCAAAAGGTGGGGGATTGCGATACAATAAAGGTAAACCTAGAGTAGATTTGGTACCGACGTCTGCAATATTAGCGCTTGCAGAAGTTCTTACAGTTGGTGCAGAAAAATATGAATTGCATAATTGGCGAAAAGGTATGGCTCACTCAATTTGCTATGCATCAGCTATGAGACACTTACTCAAATATTGGAGTGGGGAGGATGTAGATTCTGAGAGTGGAAAATCACATCTTGCTCATGTGCTAACTAATATTGCTTTTTTAATTGAGTATCAAGAAACATGCCCAGAACTCGATGATCGCTATAGTTTGACAAAAATAGAATAGTTTTATAAATTAAGTTATTGCCCAATTTCGGGTAATAAAATTCCTGAGGAGGAATGTTATGGCTCAATCAGAATTTGTTTCGGTAACTAAAGAGTCTGAAATCACCTACATTAAACCAGCAGAATTAGCGGATCGTGAGGTTGAAGGAAAGTTTTTAGGCACATTTGAAGGAAAGTTTGGTCCTAACCACAAAATCCAAACGCCAACTGGAACCGTTGTTGTAAATGGATGTGGAAGTTTAAATTCTAGAATTCAAAAAGTTAATGAAGGTGAAATCATTAGGCTAGAATATAAAGGTATGAAAAAAATTGCAGACGGACCTATGAAAGGCAAAAGTGCCCACGACGTAGATGTTCTAAGAAAAAAGTCTTAGTAAAATAAGCCCCGAAAGGGGCTTTTTAATTTAGGAGACAAATATGCAAAACTTGCAAGCTATATTAGAATCTGAATATATAGTACTAGATATAGAATCTACCGGACTCAATGTACGTAAAGATAAAGTTATTGGTATTGGATTATCGAATGGCAGTAACTCCGATTATGTAATTATTTGGTCATGGAATGGTCAAGAACTAGAACGAAAGTGTACAGATGAAGCAATTATTTGTGTTTTAAAAAAATTAATTAATAAAAAAATAATATGCCATAATGCGGCATATGATTTAAGAATAATAAAGCATAATTTTGGTGTTGATTTAGTTCCTTACTTGTACGCCGACACCATTTTATTAAAACATACAGTTAATGAAGAGCGTCCTTTTGGCTTAAAAGATATTGCAGTAAAATATGCTAATGAATTAGGATTTTATACTGATCCGACTAAAGAAAAAAAAGAAATGGAAGAATCTATAAAAGCTGCTGGCGGTAAATGTACAAAAGATCAATATGAACTATATAAAGCTAACCCAGACATAATTGCTAGATACTGCATACAAGACTGTGTGTTAACTTGGAAACTTTTTACTTTTTTTAGTGAAAAGCTTATTGAAGAGGGTTTGGTGGATTTTTACTACAAAGATGAAGTTATGCCTTTATATAAAGAAGTTAGTATACCAATGATGGAGCGTGGTATAAAAGTTAATGTTGATCGAATAAAAGAGTATCAAATACAGATTAAAGAGGATTTAGAAAAACTTGAAATTGAAGTACAAGATAAATTAACTAAATACTCTGAAAATTTTAAGAAATGGTTTTTTGAAAAAGAGTACGCTCCAAAACCTACCGGTGCTTTTGCGCAAGAATTAGTTAAAATTATGAATCTACCACTACCACTAACAAAAACCGGTAAAACTTCTCTTGCTAAAGCCGCCGTTTCTAGTCTACCGCCATCAATAGCTAAAGATTTTTTGCTAGGAAAAAGCCAACTACCTGCAGAATTGGTGCAAAAAATTCAATGGGAAATTCACGGAACTGAAAAGGGAAAGTACTTTATCAATATTAAATCAAAAGATCACTTAAAACGAATTATTTTCAATTATCTTGGGGAAGTACCGGATAGAAAAACAGATAAAGGCGGCTGGCAGTTAGGCGATGATTTTCTCCACTCAATAGCGCATAAATATGATTTTATTCCCCCCCTTTTAATCTTTAACAAATTATCTAAAATTTCATCAACTTATTACGATAGAATTTTGGAAGGACAAGAAAATGGTATTTTTTATCCGGAATTCAATCAGCACCGCACCATTTCTGGTAGATTTGGTTCAGATATCCAACAATTACCTCGTCCAATGGAGGAAGGTAACCCTATATTACTAAAGTATAATAATGTAATACGAGAGTTTTTTATAGCACGCCCTTGGCACATATTTGTAGATTCGGACTATGAATCCCTTGAGCCGCATGTTTTTGCCAGTGTTTCTGGTGATAAAAAATTACAAGATATCTTTAATCGAGGCGACGACTTCTATTCAACAATTGCAATTATGACGGAAAAATTGGAGGGGGTAAGCGCGGACAAAAAAGCCGAAAATTATTTGGGTAAGGTAAATAAATCTGCGCGGCAAAAAGCCAAAGCATACTCACTTGGAATCCCCTACTCAATGTCAGATTACAAATTATCAAAAGAATTGGATATCCCTCAAGCGGAAGCGCAACGACTTATTAATCAATATTTAAGCGCTTTTCCTGATCTCAAAAACTGGATGGACCGCACCGACCTACAAGTTAAAACTCAAGGGTGGGTGTGCACGTTAGTGGGTAGAAAACGAAGAATGCCTGAAGCGCCTATTATCTACAAAGAACACGGAGAAGGTATACTAGACAGCTTAGAACTATGGAAAAAATATAACGAAAATCCAGCTATATATGAAGAAATGAAAGAAGTTAGAAATAGAATGAAAAACTATATTGGTAATGGACGCAACTTTCAAATCCAATCATTATCCGCAAGTATAGTCAATAGGGCTTCAATTGCGGTATCTAGGGCGCTTAAATTTAAAAAATTGGACGCACACATCCTTCTCAATATTCATGATCAGTTGGTTATTGAGTGTAGGTCTAGTGATGTACAAGCTGTAAGCGAAGTGGTACAATTATGTATGGAAAATGCTATTAGTTTACCAGTTAAATTGAAGGCGCCACCCACTGTTGGTAAAAATTTAAGAGAATCACATTAGGAGCAATTATGAAATTTGTAGACCAGTGGAATCGACTACACACAAAACCAGTGCAGCACGCAGGACACATTCCTACTAATAATGCGTACATTTATACCGCTTATTTTTTGGCAATCCATCCAAATAATAAATATTTAGGATATTTGCCTAACTACGTACCATTTTCTAGACACCCTGTACCGGTTGAAAATTGCCCATATGTGTCTCACGACGAGATTATGGGAGTGGCACTGTTGTCCCCCTCAATGGCAATTAAAATATGCCACTACCTCAGACATAGTTATAATCAATTTTGTGACAATCCAGCGTTTGTGCCCAAAAAATGGACTAAACTAAATTTATTTAGTACAATTAAAAGATTTTATCAATTGAGTAAGGAAGCCAATCCTAGGACTGCGGTCAAAAATTATCCAGATCTGTGGAATATTACATTTTGGCAAAAACCGGAATATCGGTGGGTGTATAAACGAGCCGCCATGATTTCACCATCACTATTTGAAAAAATTTGGTTTGTACTAGCATCGTTATTCTCAATTGTGTTTTGGAAAAAGAACGACCCGGATTTATTATTAGTTCTACCATTATTACATTTAAATAATAAAAAATTTAAACTAGGAATAGAGGGTAAATTAATTTTCTTTTTAGCTTGGACTAAAGTACTTAGAGAGTATGGCACCATCCCAAATATGCTTTTATTTAAGACTAAAGATTTACCTACTGCAAATTATCAAAATCACCCATGGATTACAGGTGAGCTATGCTAATTCAATTATCAAATTTGCAAATTTCGGAATGTCTAGATTTTGCAAAAAAATGCGTTGAAACAAATAAGTATTATGCATCTCGCGGTCAATCAAATATAGATAAAATAGTAAATGATATATATGTGGGAAAACTGGGCGAGTGGGCGGTGTACGAATTTTTAAAATCTAAATATAAAGATGTTACACCTCCTGATATGATTATAACTAATAAAAAAACTCATGGCGCAGATTTAGTAGCTGATACTATTATGTTTGATGTAAAGACCCAAACCCTCGATAGTGTACGCAGATATGGAATGTCGTGGTTGATGGAAAAAAGCAGTCTAAATAAATTTTATGGACATTATGTGGTTATGTGCATGCAAATATCCCCTCAAGAAGTTATTATACAAAATATTGTGGCTTTTGAAGAGCTTTTAAGTGTACAGTCTGAACCTAAACTATCGTATTTAAAGACTAAAGCCGCTTTTTATTATTCAGACATTTTATTTAAAAAAATAACTAGCAATCCCTCCTAAATATGATATAATTAAATCATTAGGAGGCACTATGGAGAGACAAATCCTGGAAGAAGAGCTTCGTCAAATTGAATTAATTACATCAGAACCAACCGTTAGAAAATTCCAAATTTATCAGTTATTATGCGATTTAGCCATAACTAGGCTTGAGCAAAGTCTAACCCACGGAGGTAAGTATGAGTGATAATAATGAACCCAGTAATTTACAAATCGTTTCTCAATTGGTGCCTTTTAAAAAAATTATTATTTTTTTAGCGTTAATAGGAGTAGTATTACTTTTTTGCGGTGCTTATGGATTTGGTGGATTTTTAATTGTATTATTATTTACAACCTTTTGGATAAAAGATTAGGAGAAATTACGACACCTTACGAAAAATACCTACAAGTTAAACAAATTTTAGCCAATACTCCAAAAAACGAAGGTAAGGTAATATATGCTGGCGGCATATTTTTACGCAAAAGAAATGAAGCTGTGAAAGTTAGATTACAAATTCAATCAGAGGAGGATTTATGCCAGGAATCACAGAAGCTATTAGCGCAATCAATGCACGGATTGACAGAACGTTGGTAAACCAAGATTTTAATAATGAGGTTAAGTTATATATATGCTCTGAACTTATCGAATTGAGGGAGTCCTTACTTGCAAGCTTAGATTGTGAATTGGTAGATATGGCTGAAGAATTAGTAAACAATTAGGAGTAATTATGGAAATAAAACAATTTAAAGCTTATGTACTTGGTGCAGTTACTTTTTATTTATTTAATTATATGGTAAACTTATATTCTAAATTTAGAAAAAGTTGTAAACATGATAACATTACTTGATACCTACATCTTTGCTTTTGGGTTTTGTATAGGAGTTTTTATTACTATAGTTATTATGTGTATTTATACCTTTGATGGTACGGAGGAATAAATTATGGATTATGGTATGGATTCTTATTGGGTAAATACTGACGCTTACTACGAATCAAAATGTTACCATGTATGGAAACCTATACTATTACTTCATACTACGGTTTTTAATTGTCAAAAATGTGATGCAAAAAAAGAAGAAATCGAAAAAATCGAAACTCCAACAAAAATTATTTTTAATAACAACAAATAACCGTAGGAATAAAATGAATAAATCAAATGCATTGTTGTCTAAAATTGTTAGCTTTAGAACTTATGCCAAATACTTACCACATCTTGGAAGAAGAGAGTTGTTGAGTGAAACTATCAATAGAAATATGAATATGCACCTAGATAGGTTCCCTAATTTATCTGCCGATATTATTAAAGCTTATAAACAAGTCCATGATTTAAAAGTTATGCCATCAATGAGAGGATTACAATTTGGCGGAGAAGCAATTTTAAAAAATAATGCGCGGCAATATAACTGTTCTTTTGTACATATTACTTATGATCGCGTTTTTGCCGAAATATTGTATCTGTTGCTAAGCGGAGTGGGAGTGGGCTACTCAATTCAATCACACCACATAAAGCAACTACCCAGAATTAAACTGCCAAAAGAAGAAAATTTGCATATTATCCACGATAGTATTGAGGGGTGGGCGGAAAGTCTGAACGCGCTTATTTCAGCATACTTTAATGGCGCAATTAGACCAATTTTTGACTTTTCACAAATTAGATCTAAGGGATCGTATCTTGTAACCACTGGCGCCAAAGCCCCTGGACCCGAGCCTCTTAAACATATGCTGCAGTTGGTAGAATTAAAACTAAAGGCGGCAACAGGCAGGCAATTAACCTCAATTGAGTTGCATGATATTATTTGTATTATTGCTGATTGTGTTCTTAGTGGGGGCATTCGCAGAGCAGCGCTTATTTGTTTATTTGATAAGCACGATGAAAAAATGTTGACATGCAAACATGGATCTTGGTGGGAAAAGCATCCATATAGAGCTAGAGCAAATAACAGCGCTGTTTTATTAAGGAGCAGCACTACTTATGAAGAATTTTGCCACGTATTTGATATGTGCATCCAATCTAATTCCGGAGAGCCAGGTTTTAGCTGGACTAATAATATTGAGATGGGGTACAATCCATGCCATGAGATTAGTTTACACACTAATCAATTTTGTAATTTAACAACTACAAATCTTACTCAAATTAAAAATGAAAAGGATATGCAAAACCGCGTTTATGCGGCAGCGCTTATTGGCACACTACAAGCTTCATATACTCAGTTTCCTTATTTATCGCAAAAATGGCAGCAAGTAACCGAGGAAGAAGCGCTGTTGGGTTGCTCTTTTACGGGAATTGCCGATTCACCTAATTTAACCTCGGATTCGTTGCAAAAACTTGCACAGTTGGTATTGTCGGTAAACGAAAAATATGCAAAAAAAATAGGGATAAATTTAGCCGCTAGAGCAACTGCAATAAAACCCGAAGGTACGGCAAGTTGCGTACTTGGCTCATCTTCTGGAATACATGCTAGATTTTCAAACTATTACCTAAGACGGGTCAGGATGAACTCAAATGATAGTCTTGCAAATTATTTAATGCGAGTTGTGCCTGAGTTAGTAGAAGCTGATCAATTTGATAAAAACGGTATAGTTGTAACCATACCACAAGAATCCCCTAAGGATTGCGTAACTAGAGAGCAAGAGTCAGTTATGGAAGCATTTTTACGAGTTTTATTTTATAACAAAAATTGGATTGAGCCCGGGCACCGCCGAGGAGACAACACCCACAACGTAAGTTGCACCCTCAATTATAAACAGGAAGAAATAGAAATATTAAAATCTACAATGTGGCTGCAAAAAAATAACTATTCCGGCATTAGTTTACTTCCTTATGATGGACATACTTATGTGCAAGCGCCATTTGAAACGTGTAGTAAAGAGCAATTTGACAAATATGATGCTATGGTGGCGGATATTAACTTATCGGAAGTATTGGAATTAGATGATAATACTAACCGAGCGGAAATATTAGCTTGCGCAGGTTCTGTCTGTGAGATAAAATAGGTTAAGAGGTGTATATGGATTATATGAAAAAATTAAAGATTTACATCAATAATCAAGACAATTTAGATTTGTTTGAAAAAAAAGTTACGAAAAATGAAACTAGTTTTGTTATTGAAAATGTTATTTTTATTACTTATAAATCATATATATCTCAAGATAATTTAATCTACGACGAATATACGGTAAAATATAAAACTATGGATATTGATTTGAGTTTAGAGCAAAGAAAAACTATTTTTAGATTTGCTTCTGAAAAGTATCAACAATTAGTAAAAAAAGAAATAAACGATATATTTGTTTAGTAAGGAGATTGTTATGAGCCTTAAAAAAGCCGTTAGATGGGAAGTTAAAGTTAGAGGTAACACTCGTAGTATTCAATTATTTGATGAAAATAACAATCCTTTAAGAGGTGAAGAAGCTTGTTGGGAGTTACATTTTAATTGTTCTTATAAACAACTTACAAGTTTACACGGTGCCCCCAAAGAAGTTAATGGAAATTTTTATTGTCATAGTATTAATCTTAAAAGTTTAAAAGGCGCTCCTAAAGAAGTTGGCGGAAGTTTTTATTGTCATAATAATAATCTTAAAAACTTAATAGGGGCTCCTCAAAAAGTTGGTGGAAGTTTTTCTTGTTATGGGAATAAACTTAAAAGTTTAAAAGGCGCCCCTAAAAAAGTTGGTGAATGTTTTTCTTGTCATAATAACGAACTTACAAGTCTAAAAGGTGCTCCTCAAAAAGTTGGTAAAGGATTTCATTGTGACAATAATGAACTTATAAACTTAATAGGTGCTTCCAAAGAAGTTGGCGGAAGTTTTTATTGTCATAATAATAATCTTAAAAGTTTAAAAGGCGCCCCTAAAAAAGTTGGAGGAACGTTTTATTGTTCTAACAACAAACTTATAAATTTAAAAGGAGGTCCTAAGAAAGTTGAAGGACAATATCATTGTTATAACAACAAACTTAAAAGCTTAAAAGGTGCTCCCAAAGAAGTTGGTCAAATGTTATATAGTTTTAATAATAAACTAAAATGTGAATATTAAAAAAAATTCCAAAGGAGAAAAATTTATGACAAGTAGAAAAATTACTATGCACTTTGATTTATTAGACCCGGATCAACGGCAAGATTTTAATATGGCAATTAAAGGGTCGGATGCCCATATTGTCCTTGAGACAGTGGATCAAGCATTGAGATCAAAAATAAAATACGCCGCAGATTTAAGCGAAGAAACAGTACGGCATCTGCAAGATATTAGGGATTTACTCAATTCTGAAGCTAATGAGAGAGGATTAAATTTGTTTGGGGAGTATTAGATAGTTAATAAAACCTAACCACTCTAGGAGAATTTATGATTAGACTTATTTTAGCAGGTATTTTACTTTTATCAGCATGCGGCAAACAGACAAAAACTAAAAGAGAAATTGTATTGGAACAAGAAGACACTAGTGCGGTTTGTAAATTTTATAAGTTGCCAAACTTAAGCAGTATGCCAAATTTTAAACATATTACCGAAACCGCTACTATCAGAACAGACAGGTTGGATAATGGTAGACTATCGTCTACAGAGGTTTTTGATTTCCTTAAAGGAACTACCGTTGAAGAATTTGCTGAGGTTAACTTTGGGTTAGTGTGTAGCGGTGAGTATGAGATTAGTAGTGATGGTGAATATACATTTAGATTAAGCTCAGATGACGGCGCCAAATTATTTATTAACGATGTGCTTGTAATTAATCATGATGGATTGCACTCATTTAGTACTAAGATTTTTAAAAGTAAAATGACCGAAGGTAAAATAAAATTGAGGGTAGAGTATTTTCAAAATTTGGGTGAAAAAGGGCTGCAATTATCAGTAGTTAGAAAAGGGTCCAATTTAACAGAAGTTATTCTATTTTAATGGAGGGGGGCGCAATGCCTCCTTTTACCATACTTAAGTGCCTAATACCCCTCAATATTTGCAAATAAAAAAAATAATTGTTGTAATTCATTTTAGGTGTGCTATAATTTAAATATAAGCATAACTTGGGAGGGTTTATGACATGGTTAAAAGGTTTAGCAATTGTAATTTTAGTATTTGCTTTATGTGATATTATTCTATCATTTAATCAAGTAAGTAATAATGTTAAAAGTATTAATAACTCATATGATTTAATTAAAATGAAATAATAATTGAGGGGGTTTCTATGAGTTTAGTTGCTGATGATTTAATTGTTACTTTTATAAAAACAACTATAGTATTTAGAAACGGATATTATATACCGTACTCAGAAATTGAGGGGAACTTACTAAAATACGCCATAGACAGCGGACTAGATATAAGTCAACCAGAAATTGCGGCTTACTGGGCGGCAATTAACACCACAAAAAAGGGGTAACTGTATGAAAAAGTCTAATGAAATTTACGTAAAAAGAAGACAGTACGATCCATTAATTGATCTAGATATTAGAAAACAATTTGTAAAATCCATGGATAATGATATTAATATGTGCTTAGGCGGGATCACAGATTTAGATGAGTTTGTTTTGGAACATGGTGAAGTATTACAAATTAAATACGAACAATCAATTAAACCAGTAGTTTTAACAGAACGTACTCTTAAAAAGTTTAATAAAATGAAAGAGGATATTAATGCATTTTATAGGTTTGCAAAACGTGTGATGGATAGTAAAGCGGCTTAAAAAACTAAACAAATTTTATTTACTTGGATGGTTTAGCCCAGACAAACAAATAGTACAGAATAGTGTAAATGGTGTAAAACTTACTATATTGTTGAAATTAAAGACTTTGCGATTTAATGACACAATAAAACGGCGTAAAGGGGGGGGGGTATATGGATAACCAAATGATCATTCAATACCCTAACCTTGAAATAGACGTACCTGAAGCGCCCTGGGCAAGAAACCACATGCGCAATATTACACTTGCGGAAGAACTAAACTACGACGCAATAGAGGAGACAAATATGGTGCCAGATGAGAATCCGAACATGGTGGCGGTTATAAAAGAATCGGGCGAGATAATTGAGTTGGGCTACATGCCGATTGCAAAACTTATTGTAATTACGGCGGTGCACCCGGACGAGACCGAGTTGACAGTGTCGGTAGTAGACCAGGAAGAGTTTATGAATGAGCTAATGCCTCACATTGAATTAATTGGTGCAATATAGTGCAATAATGCTTTTTTTGGTGCAATATAATAAGTGAAACCATTGTTAAGTATTTGAAATTACATTATGATGGGAGATTGTGTGAAAGAAATAAAGCGTAAGATATTGAATGAGGAGTGGACGTTTAGGACGTTGCCGCGCGCCAAATATTGCAAACTTTATGGATCCGACAGTGCTGCTATAACCGAGTTTAAGCCAAAGGTAGTTACGTTTATAATGAACGATATGGACCACGCTGATGTAGCACACGAGTTGACCCACGTGGTGTATTTTCAAATGAATACAAGTTCGGCAGAGTTGACAGAAGCTCAAATGGAAGAAGTGATGGCGGAAATCAATGGTAAGTGTTGGCATTTGTGGGCGCATTGGGTCCATGACATCTACCTCAATCTACACGAATAATTATTTTGTTGACTTCATTAGTGCGTGTGATATAATTGGGACAAGTAGGTGGAATTGAGACAAACCTCCACTTTTTTGAGACAAAGGAGTTATTTATGATTAAGCAGCTTCAAGAAGATATTAAATTTATTGACGATTTAATCAAAGAACTCAATACTATAGAATGGAGCATAGACCAAATATATACGCCAAAAGTACTGTTAGTTTTTGAAATAATGGAATTATTAAATTTAGAAAAGTATGATAAAATCCAACAGCTCGTGCCATTAGTAGATGGTATGCAATTAGAGGGCGTTGTCACCGATTGCATCTTTGATAATGTATATATAAAATTAAATGTCATTGGTGCAGAAATTATTTGCAAATATAAAATTGGTTACGAGCACAGTCTAAACCCTGGCGATATTGTTAGGGTTAAAATTGAGGTACAATTTACCAGCACCGACATTTCTATAAGAATCGCTTACTTAAATCATGATAATAATTTACCTTGCATTTCTATCGTGGCGTGATATAATGATTTAATAAATCGGATTACCAAGGAGCCACTTATGCAAACCTTCAAATCGTTTACTGAGTCAATTGATTTAGAGCTGGATGGTTTAGACCATACTGTCAGGGTTAAGATTGAGGCGGTCGCTATGGAGGACACTGACGGCGAATTGCAAGTTGTCGACCTTTTGTATAAGTTGCCAAAAGATTTAACAGATTCGGATGTGGCGCAAGCCCGTGCTCAAATTGATGAGTGGGCGCGTGAGGTCGTGTGGGTATTTTAACCACCCCCGGTTTTTTAGCCTTCATCAATAAAAACAGCCCCCGTATTTTTACATGCAATAATGGTGCCAATGGTGTAGTGTCATAATGGCACCAGTTTTGCAGCGTACATGAAATGTGGCACCAATCTTGCAAATGCAACCAATGACCCCATTGAGGGTGTCTCTCTACTCAAACTTTTGTTAGACATATCAAACAGGTATTGGCAAATCTAGTGGTGCAACTTATTGATATTATGGTAGTGGTGTGTAATTTCAGGCGGTTACAAAAAGGAACAAATTTGCACAAAAAGCTATTAATGCAACACTAGAGCAACAAAAAGTAAACAACCTAAACCCTTGAAATTATACAAAAAAAGGTCCTAAAATATACTGTTGTTGTTTTTTTTTGTAAAAACTTAAGGATATATACTATATATAGATTTTTTATTTTTTGTAATATATAATGGGTTGGTCAGGGCGAAATCAACCACACAATAAATACCTATCAATTTTACCATTCCGCGGTGTACGATCACCACCCCCATTGATACCCCTAATTCAAACAAAGTACCGCCTTAAACTCTCCAGTATTGGCGGTGGGTAGGTTAGGTTGGGGTTGGCAGTGAAATGCATTGTAGTTGATTTTACGATGTTCATGGTGTGGTTTAAAATAATCGGCACTACCAGGTAAAAGCAAATTATGCTACATTTAGAGGAGAGTTTAGATGGGCGTATAATAAAATTAAATAGTTACGCCAACGGCACCGTTTTGTTGACTTCAATGTGGGTTTGTAGTAAAATAAATTTAGGGGATGACGACCCCCTACTCCTTTTTGTGGCTAGGTGGCGCACAACGTCGCCTAGTTTTTTAATTAAAGGCATAGTATGAAACATTCGCCCGCTCGCTTACGCAAAATCACGGTCGATCTAGGCACCACGCCAGCCTTTATCAATTATGTACAGCGCAACCAAGATGTGTTGGTTGAGGCGTTTGCATTACACTATGATGCCAGTTTAGTAGGTTCGTTGGAGTGGGGCATGTTTTGCATGCGAATGTACCTGGATGGGTTAGATATTAAGGAAGACTTAACTACTAAGTAAACTTATGGCAAAACTAAGCGATCGTGAGTTTGCACTAAAACGCCAGGTTAAAGAACTAGAAGGACAGGTGCGTATATTAAAGGAAGAGCTGCACTTGGCGCGTAAAAAGATTCAAAAGATTGAGAAAGTGGCGCAATCTGACACTTTGCCTGCCGATAAAAAATCGCCACCCGGCTGCCCCACCTGCCACTCAAAGTTATTGATTTCTGAACTACCTCATGCTACACTTGTTATGTGCTCGGAACGATGTGGATATCGTGAAGTTAAACAAAGGAAGTAATTATGAAAATTGATCCTCGTATTGCTAAAATTACTTTAGAACCTTGGGAACGCGATTGGTATGCTGATAACCAAGAAGACGTTGACAAGGATGCAGTTATTATGTACATGATGCAACCTGAGGCAGATTATGATGTTTTGAAAGCTGATATTATACGTAGCGGTTATAAAAATTATGAGCGAACGCTAGATGGGCGTTAATTATGTACGTCGTATATTTTCCAGAAGTTGATGCACTGTGTACTCTTGATAATAATACCGGCTTTTTAGAGGTTAACGATTTGCGAAAATGCAAATTAATTTTGGAACTATTAAAATTTAAATCACTTAGTATGGAAGTATTAGGCACACTATGAAAGTATTATACTGTGATAAACTAAATATGATTGCATTATATGATAAAGCTAAAGACGTGCTAATTTTAGATCCTAAAGATAAAAAGCTTCTTCTCAATTTAGCACTTTATATACCTGGAGTAAAAACTTATTTTCAATATATTGGGGAGTTATAATTATGTACGTAGTATACTTGCCTGAGTTGGACATCGTTGGACTTAGAAATATCTATAGTAATAAATATGAGTTTAGTAGTAAGGATCTTAAAAAAATAAAATGTTATTTTAAAAAATTTAAAGCATTTGGACTAGTAACAATTTGTCATATTGATAGTTAAAATTAATAGAGAGAATTAATTATGAAACTTGCCGAACTTTCCGCAATTATGAAACTAATGAATACCCACGGCATCACACAACTAGAAATGGATGGCATCAAACTTGCATGTCCAAATCCTAAACCGCCGTCTATTAAACAAATACTGAGCGTAACCCCCGAAGAAACCGAAGATCTGCAACTCCCTCAACCTACTAAACCTAAAGAAAAATCGGTAGAAGAAATTGAGGATGACTTATTGTTCTATCATGAAAAGTTTGATATAAATGGAGACATATAACCCTCAACTAAGGAATCATTATGACTGACGAAATTTGGAAATTTTACGCTCCAAACCACGACCAAATAATGAAACTTTATTGGAAACATGTGCAAGAGCGTTGGGGTCATAATGAGAAAATAAAGTATGCCATATCCCATTCAGATGAGTATTTTAACAAGTTTGTTCAAAGACTTATGGATTCTGGAGAGTTTATTCCAGAACCGGCAGTAGTTAGAATTTAATTAAACCTTAATATCTGGTTATTGCCCAGAAGTTATATATTCCCTAAATCCACGAGGTCTGTGTGGCTAAAAATAAAGTCGTTGAAAAGTCGGTCGAATATGATAGCAAAACTAAAGTTATTAAAGAATACGTAAACACAAATACGCAAGCCGGCAGCATCAAATCTCAGTGGTGGAAAGAACCGGAAGAAGATCAATTTTTGCACATTACCGCCGTAACCAACGGGATTATTGAATCTCAATCTTATCGCCAAATTCAAAATCTACGCTACGCCCGACTTTATGCTAACCAAGAAATACTAGGTTTTGGAGTCGGTTTATATGATCGTACTAACCAAACCGCTATTAGCAATCGTATTAGTTATAATGTAGTTAAGGCGTGTGTAGATACCGCGTGTAGTAAAATTGCTAAAATGCGCCCAAGAGTAATAGCTTTAACATCTGGTGGCAGCTGGAGTTTACAGCAACGTAGTAAAAAATTGAGTAAATTTATTGCTGGGGTATTTAAGGATTCTAATGCGTACCAAGAAATGAGTGCAGCATTCCAAGATGCCGCAGTGTTTGGCACAGGTGCTGTAAAAGTATACCATGACGGTGAGCGGATACATACTGAGCGAGTATTTATCAATGAGTTAATTGTTGACGATGCTGAAGGCGTTTATGGCAAACCTCGCCAAATGCACCAAATTAAATACATAAGCAAAGATGTCCTAATCGACATGTTTCCAGAAAAGGCGCAAGAAATCCTCAATGCTAGCGGTCAGATAAAATTTGATCGAGCACTGCCCTCTTCTTTTAGTGGAGATATGGCTGTAGTTAGAGAATCCTGGCATTTAAGATCAGGTAAAAATGCCAAAGATGGCAGACACTGTATTACTATTGAAAATTGCACATTATTGAGTGAGCCCTATGAGCGCGATTATTTTCCATTTATAATTATGCGATGGTCGCGCAAACTACTAGGTTTTTTCGGCATGGGACTAGGTGAGGAATTGTTAGGCATTCAGATTGAAATAAATAAACTTTTGCGAGATATCCAGTCTGCGCAAAATTTAGCATGTGTGCCAAGGGTCCTAATTGAATCTGGTTCAAGCGTGGTTGAAGATCACATCAATAATAAAATCGGCAGTATTGTTAAGTATACTGGCACAAAGCCTGATATTGTTACTGCCAACGCCATGCCTAGTGAGTTGTATAATCATCTTGAAACTTTGTTTAACAAAGCCTTTAGCATTACCGGCATTTCTCAATTATCCGCATCTTCACAAAAACCCGCCGGATTAAATTCAGGGGTAGCATTGAGAGAATACCAGGACATTGAAACAGAAAGATTTGCACTAGTGTCGCAACATTACGAAGATTGTTTCATTCAACTAGGTGAACAAATAATTGATTTAGCATCAGAACTAGCCGAACTTAACCCGCAACTCTCAATAACCGTTCCAGGATCTAATTTAATTGAAGAGATAAAGTGGAAAGACATTAAAGTCGGTCAAGATCAATTTTTACTACAACTCTACCCCGCCTCGCTGTTACCAACTCAACCAGCGGGTCGCTTGCAAAAAGTTCAAGAATTACTTCAATCTGGCATGATTAATCAAACAACCGCAAAAGCTCTGTTGGATTTCCCAGATATTGAAGACGCCATGGATATGGAACTTGCGGCTTGGAACGACATCCACGCTGTAATTGAGCACATTATGGAAACCGATGAATATTCGGCTCCAGAACCATTTATGAACCCTCAACTGTGTATTCAAATCGCTCAATCATATTATCTAAAAGCCAAAACGCGTCGCGTTGAAGAGGAAAAGTTGGAGCTTTTACGTAGGTTTATTGAGGATTCCGCGGCACTAATCGAAGCCGCCCAACCCCCTCAACCGGAGCAGCCTGAAGTCCCGCAGGCAGTGCCCGAAGCGCCACCAGTAAGCGATTTGTTACCACAAGGTTAGTACCAATTGATTGATATAAAATCCACCATTTGTATCATTTAAACAGTACTTATATAGTACTTTACGTAACTTTACATATCTTTCTTTTTGTTTACACAACTTTACATATCTTTCTTTTTGTTTACACAGAAAAACTATATATGTATTTTTGCATAATTTTTAAGCAATTATATATGTACTTTTGCATAATTTTTAAAGAATTATATATGTATTTTTGCCCAGACTTCTTAACTAACTAATAATTAGTTTGCCTCAATTTCGAGGCTTAAAAGACAAAGGAATATTTATGAGTTCAGAAGTTACAGCATCCGCTGTAGAAGCTACCCCAGTTCAAGATGAAGCCCCTAAAGCGCAGCCAGCTCAGTTAAACCCCTCAGAAGAAAAAGTAGAAAAAAAAGAACCTCCAAAGGAAGAACTAAACTATTCTTCAAAGTTTGCCGCACTATCTAGAAGGGAAAAACAAATCCTTGAGCGTGAACGGAAGTTTAAAGAACAAGAGCAAATGCACAAAGAGCAATTGAGTAAAGTCCAAAGTTGGGAAAGTAAAAAGTCCGAATTCAAAAAAAACCCGGACCTACTTTTTCAAGAACTAGGTATTAGTTTTGATGATATTGTGAATCTAAAGCTAGGTATTGAACCGGTAGCCAAAGAAAGCGATCCAAATGAAAAATATACGAAGCTTGAAAAAGAGATGCGCGAAGAGCTTCAAAAGCTTAAAGAAGAGCGCGAATTAGAAAAAAAAGCTAAAGAACAACAAGCTGAGGCAGAAAATGCCCAGATACTTGAGACATTCAAAAACGAGATTATTTCTAAAGTTTCAAGCCAGCCTGATAAATACGAGTTAATTAATTATCAGAAGGATTTTGATCTAGTTTATGATTTGATCGAAGAGTACTACAATTTGCACGGTGAGGTCATGGAAGTAGATGCAGCCGCCGAGCACGTTGAGAAATACTTAGAAGATTTGGTACAAGGCGTAACCAAATTAAAAAAGTTTAGTACAAAACTTGCCCCTAAGTCGGAAAGTCCCCAGCCGGAACAAGAGGCACCTAAGAAAGAAGCGGCAAAAGATCAGAAGCCAAAAACCCTGTCGAACAGTTTGAACTCTTCGTCATCATCGTTTAAATCACCGGTGACTGATATTGAAGAAAGTAAAAAACGCGCGGCAAGTTTGCTAAGGTGGACATAATTTTTTATCTCAATATCGAGATAATAACTAATTTATTTTAAAGGAAAATTTTATGAGTTTAGATTTAGTCAGTTTTGATGCCGCACTTAAGCAGCATTACACAAATGATACAGTAGAAATGATGGTCTACAAAGACAATCCATTTTTGGCTTTAGTTAAAAAGATGGAAGATTTTGGTGGACGAAATTTGCCAATTCCTCTAATTTATGGTAACCCACAAGGACGAAGCGCAAGTTTTACTAACGCTCAAACTCGTGGACAAGTAACCAATTCTAAATTGGCTGACTTCGTACTTACAAGGGTTAAAGACTACTCAATCGCTACTATTGATAACGAAACTCTTGAAGCTTCTAAAGGCAACGCAAACGCATTTATGGAAGCCGCTACAACAGAAATTGATGGAGCAATCAATACTTTAACACGTTCACTTGCTACCGCTCTTTTCCGTTCAGGTTTTGGTGACATCGGTCAAGTTGCTTCAATTAGCTCAAACACAATCACTCTTTTATCTGAAGAGTCAGTAACTAACTTTGAAGTTGGGATGGTTCTAGTTGCTTCTGCTACTCAAGGATCTTCTGTACTTAGAGCTGGATCTGCAATTATTGTTGCTGTTGATCGTACTGCTGGAACAATCACTGTTGATAGTGCTGCTGGTATCACTGGCTTAGCTGCTAATGATTTCTTGTTTGTTCAAGGTGATAGAGAAAACTCAGCTACTCCAGTAAGATTAAAAGTTTCTGGTCTTGAGGCTTGGATTCCTTCTACAACTCCTACTTCTACTCCATTTTTTGGCGTTGACCGTTCGGTTGATACTCGTTTGGGTGGATTAAGAATTGATGGAAGTGCATTGCCAATCGAAGAAGCGTTGATCGATGCTGCTGCTTTAGCTGCTCGTGAAGGCGCTAAGATTGACCACTTTTTTATGTCTTACGAAAAGTATGCTGAACTTGAAAAAGCTCTTGGTTCTAAAGTTCAATATATTGATCTTCAAGTTAAGGCTGAAATCGGTTTCAGAGGTATCATGATCAATGGACCACGTGGACCTATCAAGTGCATCCCTGATCAAAACTGTCCTTCTGATAGAATCTTTGGACTTCAAATGGATATGTGGAAGCTTTATTCACTTGGAAAAGCTGTAAGAGTTATTGACTCTGACGGTCTCCAAATGTTAAGACAGGCTAACGCTGATGGTGTTGAGGTAAGGTATGGATTTTATGGGAATTTAGGTTGTCGTGCCCCGGGCTATAACGTTAACATTAAAGTTTAATGTTATCCAATAGTTACAAATTAAAAAGGGCTCCTACGGGAGCCTTTTTTATTACCATAAAATCCAAATTGCCGTAGAAAAACATAAAGCCCTTTACAAAGAAATTATGACATCTCCTTAGCACAATTTGAAGAAGCAAAAAAAGCGCAAAAAAATAAATGTTATATTTGTTTAGGTGATGCATCTACCTTAAAGAAAGATCTTAGGGTAGATCACTGTCATAAGACTGGTAAAGTTAGGAAATTATTATGTGATAGATGTAACACTACCTTGGGTAAACTTCAAGAATCAAAAGAAATATTACAATCTATGTTAGATTATCTAAAAGAACACGAGTAAATAATTTACTTAAATTAACAAATCTGCTAACATAAGTTTATGAAAAAAAAAGACACACGGGATAGGCGGGAGTATTTTAAACAACACCGCATAGATAACGAGAATAAGCATCGTAATTATCGTCTCAATAAAGAATTCAAAATATCTCTTGAAGAATATAATGAAATGTCCGAAAAACAAGGACATGTGTGCGCTATTTGCAGCCAACCCGAAACATTGAAAATAAATGGAAAACTCGCGAAACTAGCGGTAGACCACTGCCACTCAACTAAACATGTCAGACAGTTATTGTGCCGCGTGTGTAACACTACTCTGGGTGCTATCAAGGAGAACATTGATACACTCCAAAAAATGATCGATTACCTCAAATTACACAGTTACCACTAATTAGTTTAAATTACAGCCAAAATCAGTAGTAATACTGCTGAAATTAGTTACTTAATTAAACCACCTAGATTGCCCAGTATAAATGACATTCTATTGTCTAGATCTACGTACTGGGGGCACCGCGTGATCGAAGAAACCGCCCACACCTAATTTGGTGAAAGGATTTTTATGTCTAACAGATACCTTAAACAATTTCAGTATACCCTAGAACAAGACGTTTGTGCGTTATTTGGCTCTTTAGTTATTGGCGCTGCCGGAGCTGTAGGCACAGTAAAAGGTGGAGGAATTAAGTCTATTACAAAATTAGCTACTGCTGGTCAATATGAAATTGAACTAGAAGATAGCTGGAATCGCTTTTTATTTTCTAGTTCAGGCTTCGTAGCCGCCACCCCTATCAATATTGCAGCTGTGCAAGTTTTAGAAAATCCAGCGGATCTTCAGACTGATTTTAAAGCTGATAAAAAATATGTAATCCAAATGTTAGATTTTACTGGAGCTGCTGCTAATGCAACTGCTGGTTCAGTTCTTTCGTTTTGCTTACATGTTCGTAGATCTGGCGTTGCTCCTTTTGATGCGTAATTAACTAACTATTATTTAATCCAGAAACTGTTGTAATATAATAGTTTCTGGTTAAAATTAAGGATATTATATGATGATGTTACCAGATAAAAAAAAGATGGCGAGCATAATTGTAGCAAAAATAAAGCCAGGCAAATCACAAGAAGAAGTCGTTGATGAAGTACAACCAGGAGAAGCGGTTGATGATAAGTCAATGGCGCTTGAAGATGCCGCCTCAATGATGATGCAAGCTGTAGAAAAAAAAGATGCCAAGATGATGGTTTCAGCACTTAAAGATTTTATCGATATGTGCGAAATGAAAGAAGAATCTTACGAGTCTGAAGAATAAAAGTTAAGGATTATATATGAGTACGACCTTAGCAACAATGCGTGAGCGTGTGCGCGCTCGTGCCGATATGAAGAACTCCTTGTTTGTTGAGGAGGACGAACTCAATCAATATATCAATTCTAGCTATCAAGAATTATATGATTTATTAGTTGCATCATTTGAAGATTACTACACGTTGCCGCCAGTAACAGTAACAATCACTACTGGAAGCACAATTGATCTACCAACCGATTTTTACAAACTTCGCGGCGTAGATGGTAAACTTGATAATAATAATTTCTATACGTTGCAGCCATTTCAATTTGCCGAAAGAAATATTAATCGTCAAGGTGTAGGAATTTTAAACGCCTCTCAATGGTATACTCAGTATAGAATTGTGGGTAATAAAATTTATATTACCCCTGAAGACAATGCTGCCGGAGATTACCGCCTTTGGTACATTCCAAAATGCACAACTTTACTTCTTGATACTGACACCCTTGATGGCATAAACGGTTGGGAAGAATATATTGTTGTAGATGCGGCTAGAAAATGCTTGCAAAAAGAAGAATCCGATACGTCTGCAATGGTTCAAGAAAAAGAAATGCTTCGCCAGCGTATAATCAATATGGCAGCTCGAAGAGATGCAGGAATGCCTAAGTCTATCACCGACCTTAACCGCATAGATCGTTTTAATAACAGGCGGTGGTTTTAGTGCAATTTAGAAAATTTAAAAAATTAAAAATTCCAGATCAACTTATCTCTAGAGTTCAAGATAATGTAGACACTGCAATCAATGCCTTACCATCTATACAGATTATTCAAGGGCAATTATTAACAAATATAAAACTCGTTAACGGAACTAACATTATTGAGCATAAACTTGGCAGAGAATTGATAGGCTGGTTTACAACTCGATTAAGAGGCGCCGCCCAGATATATGATGAGCAAGATACTAATAGAAGTTCTAATTTAACGTTAATTTTAAACTCCAATATCAATGTAACTGTTGATTTGTGGGTGTTTTAAGGAATACTTATGATTACATCATTTATGGGGTTAAATTTACCTACTCCAACCGTAAGCGTAGGTCCAGGTTGGGCTCAGTCTATAAATGATGCGCTTACTCTTATTGATAGTCATGATCACTCTACCGGTAAAGGCGTTAAAATTAAGCCCAGCGGTATCGATATAAACGCCAGTCTAGATATGCAAGCCCAAGAGCTGTTAAATGCTAAATCCACTCAATTGTACCCAAATCTTAGCACTTTAACCGGTCCAGTTAATGCACTAAAATTACACAGCGTTAGTGGTAACCTTTACTTTACTAATAGTTCTGGAGCAGCGGTACAACTAACCAACGGAGGCTCAATTGTCAGTACTCCGGGCGCGGCTCAATTAGTTTTGCCACAAGCAGTAGCTTCGGATATTACTATATCACCCGCATCGCAATTTGTATATCTATTAGTGGATACTAGTGCTGCAAGAACAATTACATTACCCTTGGCATCATCCGTAACTCAAGGTAGAATATACATAGTAAAAGACACTCTAGGTACTGCAAATTTAAATAATATCACCATTGCAACTCAAGGTACTGATTTAATTGATGGTAATATAAATTTTGTAGTGGATGTAGTTTATGGATGTTTTTGGGTAGTAACTGATGGCACTGATAAATGGTACGTTAGTTAATTTAAACTAGAGGCTAGTATGTTACAAAAACAGTCACTTCCTATCAATTTTTCTGGTGGAATGAACACCAAAATTGATGAAAAGCAGCTAGACATTGGTCAACTATATTCAATTGTAAATGGCGTATATACTTCTCCAAAACAAATAAAAAAAAGAAACGGATACAGTGCCTATCCAACCTACGATATAAATGGACAAAAAATTCCCACGCCAGAATCTCTTGCCGCATTTAACAATGAACTAATTGCTTTTGGTAACGAAAGGTTATTTTCGTACTCTAGTAATACTCAAAAATGGATTGATAAAGGTGTAATGTTTAATCTTAATGTCGAGTCCTCCTCAATAATGAGAAACGCATATAATGCAACTAAATTAACGTGTGACGCTAATTTTAATATTGGCGCTTACGCGTGGAAAGATAGTAGAGGCGGCTGCCGGTTTTCAATATCCGATCTTGATACTAATACATTGTTTCAATCCGACCAACCGCTTACTGCGGGTGGGGATAATCCAAAGTTAGTCTCCAATCAAAACTTTTTTTATTTTTTCTTTACTGAAGGTACAGCAATTAAATATCGTAAAGTTAATTCAGCTAATCCGTCGGTAATATTGAGTGAAGTTACGATCGTTAACAACTTAAGCGCCTCTAACCCCAGATACGACATTGTATCCTTAAATAATAGAATTTATGTAGCTTACCAGTCATCATTGGGTAATCCTTTACAAGTTTTCTATATTGATGAAACAGACGCTCTTTCTTCATCAGTGAGTATTACCGGAGAAACCGCAACAGTCACCGTATCAATAAACACTGACGATCAATTTAGAATTTGGGTATCATACTACAATGGTACGGCTGTAAAAATGGCATGCTTTAGTTATACACTAGGTGCCGTACTTTTAGGTGCTACAATTATTGAAACAATCGCTAACGTAAACAATCTAAGCGCTATCAGTACTAGTAGCACATCACAAACTATTCTTTACACAGTAACCGCTTCTCCAGCGTCTAATTATTTTGTTAAAAAAAATACTGTAACTTTAGCAGGCGTAGTTGGGACACCAAGTGTTTTTTTAAGATCGGTTGGGCAGGCTAGTAAATTATTTCAAAACCAAGGCGTACAGTATACACTTTTAGTGCATGAGTCTTCTCTTCAATCCACTTATTTTTTATCGACTATTAGTGGTGAAATTCAAGGAAGATTTAGTGTAGGTGTTGGTGGTACTGTAATTGAGCAAAATAGTTTAGATTTATTTCCTATATTGTCTAACGGGCAATTTATGTGTGTAAATCAAATAAAATCAAACGTTCAATCAAATGGCACAACATTTGCATCTACATACGGTGTAAATAGAACACTTGTAAATTTTAATCCATCTTTAAATTATCAAGATTCGGGATTAGGTCAAAATTTGTATGTGACTGGTGGTATACTTAAAAATTATGATGGGTCGGTAGTAACTGAAGATAATTTTTTTCTTTATCCAGAAAATGTAACATTTGGGGTAACACAAACTACTGGCGGGTTTATTGCGTCAGGCACATATCAATATGCTGCAGTTTATGCGTGGTATGATAATCGCGGTCAGCTGCATCGAAGCGCAGTATCTATCCCTCAAACTAAAGTAATTAGTACCGGAGGAGCTACGCATGCCCAAGAAGTTATTATTCCAACACTAAGGCTAACATATAAAACTAATGTATTTATTGAGGTATATCGAACAGAGTCGAACGGTACGCTTTTTTATAAAGTAAGCTCTACAACAAGCCCCACATTCAACAACACAAGCGTAGACTCAATAACATTTGTTGATACACTTGCAGACGCTACTATATTAAGTAATGAGTTGCTTTATACTACTGGCGGAGTTCTTGACAATGATCCCGCCCCTAACGCCTCAATTATCACAAACTGGAAAAACAGAATTGTACTTGCAGGGCTTGAAAATGCGCAACAAATTGCGTTTTCCAAGCTATTTGTCCCTGGAAACCCTGCCCAATTTTCAGATTTTTTTAGATTGACAATAAGTAACCAGGGCGGACCAATAACCGGCTTAGGTGTATTAGATGATAAATTAGTTATATTTAAGCGCTCATCGTTGTTTATTTTGTCTGGTAACGGACCAAACGACCTAGGGCAGCAAGATGATTTCGGATCTCCCGACAGGATTGCATCTGATGTCGGATGTACCGACCCTTCCTCAATAGTTATAACTCCCAAAGGCTTAATGTTTAAGTCTGAAAAAGGGATCTATTTACTTGATAGAGGTGCGAGCTTAACTTATATTGGTGCTGAAGTAGAAGCCTATAATAATCTAACAGTAACAGCTGCTACATTGGTTCCTAATAACAATCAAGTAAGATTTCTTACATCAAGTAACCTAGCGTTAGTTTATGATCTTTATGTAGAGCGCTGGAGTATTTTTGACAACCACAGTGGAAAAGATGCTGAAATTCTTATTAATAATTACGTGTATTTAAGAAACGATGGTATGATATTTTTTGAGGATGGTTCATATTTGGACAATAGTGAGCCAATTAGTCTGCAGGTGGACACTGGGTGGCTGAGTTTTGCAGGAATTCAGGGATTTCAACGTGTTTACAAAATGTTAGGCTTGGGTGAATTTTATAGTAAACACAAAATAATGGTGCAATGTGCCTATAATTATAATAACTCATTTATTAGTGAAAAAGTGATTGATAGTGATGCGTTTATTAACTCATCTACTTATGGCAACTCTGCCACTTATGGATCGGATGCCTTATATGGCGGTCCTGGATTGTTAAATGCTTATCAATTTCGTGTAGATATGAATGTACAAAAAGCCCAGTCTATTAGGATCAAAATAACTGAACTCCAAAACGATACTTACGGGAGAGGGCTATCTTTATCTAATTTAAATTTTGAGGTAGGATTAAAGTCTGGAACTGGAAAACTTAATCAATCTCAAACATTTGGAACTAAGTAACTATGGAACAGTATAAGGCATATTTAAAAGAAACTTATCCTGGTCATGATTGTTATATTGATCCAGAAGGGCGTGGTTGGGCATCGTATCAAATTAATAATGATGAGTGCTATATTGATCATTGTTATATGGTTCCGGAATTTAGAAATAAATTTACTATGAGCGCAATCTGTGCAAATATTGAAGATATTGCAAGGGAAAAGGGTTGTAAATTTATGACCGGAACTGTTCAAATAGGCACAGGTATCCCTGAGCGAAGTGTGAGGATGATGCTAACTGATGGTTATAAGTTTCATTCGGCAAACAATAATGTCATTACAATGATAAAATTTTTGGAGTAATTATGGGTGGAAAGAAAAAACGTGGTGGGATGTTTGGTGGTATTAAAAGATTTGCCCGTAATCCGCTTGCTATAGCAGCTAATCCATCAATAGCATTAAATGCTTTAGGTGTTAGTGAAATTGCTAAAGGACTTGGGTTGGGCAAAGGTGGATCTCCTGGAGCAGGAGGCATGTATGATCCGGATCAAGCTGCATTTACCCCTAGTGCACAACGCCAAGCATTTGCTGAGCAACTCAGAAAGCAGAGTTTAGGCGAAGGTCCAACAGTAGCACAACAACAACTCCAAACTGGCACTAACCGTAATATCGCTCAATTAGCTGGACAAGTAGCGGCGTCACGCAGCATGAATCCAGCGTTGACTCAACGTACAGCTATGCAACAACAAGCTGGAGCTACTCAAGAAGCGGCTGGACAATCCGCAATACTAAGAGCGCAAGAAATGCAACAAGCTCAAGGTGCCTATGGTCAAGAATTAGCTGCTCAACAACAGGCATTACAAGATAGAGAAGCAATGAGGGCAGGACAATACCAAGCAAAACAAGAAAGGCAGACTCAAATTGATCAGGCTAACGCTCAAAGAAATGCTGGAATGTTTAGTGGGTTAGTGCAGGGTGCAGCTACTGCTTTTTCTGACGAAGAAATGAAAACTAATATAAAACCTGCTGATTTGTCAGAAATGGTTGGCAAATTAAAAGCTAAGAAATTTCAATACAAACAACCTAATGGTGAATCTTATCAGGATGGTACAGTTACTGGCATTATGGCACAAGATCTTGAAAAAAGTAAATTAGGTAAAACATTGGTGTCAGAAAGCCCAGAAGGTAAAATGGTTGATCTTAAAAAAGCAGTTCCAATAACAATGGCAGCTGTTAGTGAGTTGGCAAAAAAAATAAAAAAACTAGAAAAGAATAAGGAGTAATTATGGCTGGATTAATAGATGCATTAAAATCAAAATATGGAGCCCCTGATGCTAAAAAAGGAGTTTTTTCTAAATTAGCCAAACCAGAAGATGATGAGTATACAAAAAAGAAAAAAGAATGGTTTGAAAAACAAAAAGAAAAAAATCCTAGATTTTACGACGAAAGTTATAAAAAAAATATCGGTCTTTAATTATTAAATCTTAACCATAAGGTTAAATTATGTTTACACCGCAACAAGCAAAAACATTGCTAGACTCTGGAATAATTAGTCAAGAAACTTTTGACAAAATCCGGGCATCTAATAAAACTCCATTCAGCGATGTTGCGCAACAAACAGGCTTAGATAGCACACTAGACCAAATTAGTGGAGTTGCAGAAATGCAGCCTATGACTAGTCAAGCTATTGATCCTAAACAACAACTGCTTGAGCAATCCACAGGTAGAGCGGCTGCTAAGTTAGCCGATGTCGGTCCGTCGGGTGTATCTCGCAGTCCGGTTACGGATAGAAAGGTTGTTGAAGCGGCTACTGAAATTAACGCCTTAAAATCTGCAAACCAACGCGCGGAAGAAGCTAAAAAACTAGAAGAAGAACAACTCAATCTAGACATGGCAGCCGTGGGTCTCCCTTCTCAACCAATACAACAAACTCCAGTTAGTCCAGAAGAATTAGAACTTAGTGGTGCTAAAGCTCCTGCAACTCAACCGCCTGCGCCGATTGCACCTCAAATGAATCCAGTATTGGATGCTCCAGCTGCTATTGGCGCTCAAGCTGCTAATGATGAAATGAGTGTAGTTAAAGGTTATGAAACCCAACTTGCTAAGCTTGAGGCAGATAATGCTATTGAAAAAGATTTGAAGCAGCAGCAATTAGAAAGTGATTTAGGCAAAGCTCAAGAGGGCTTAGACGAAATTGCCGCTGGTAAAGTTAATCCAAATAAAGTTTTTAGTGATATGGGTTTTTTTGGAAAATTGCTTATGCTTGCTGGCGCAGCTGCGGGCGGTTACTCTGGACAAGCAAACCCAACAAAATTTATTGATAATATAATTGAGAGAGATATAAAGGCGCAAGAGGGGCTTTTAGCCAGCAAGCAAGCTGCGGCAAAAGATAAAGTTTCTAGATACCAAGATCTCCTCAATAAATACAATGGAAATAAAGAAGCGGCTCGTAATGCAAAACGTGCTGAAATGTATCAAATGGCGCAACTTAAATTAACCGAAATGGCGCAACAATCTCGTAATGTACAAGCACAGCAAGAATTACAAATGAAAGCGCAAGAATTAGGAATTAAAGCGCAAGAGTCGGTACAAAAAGCCGCTGAAGCCGCTCAAATTGGTCAAGGTCAGGATCCTATTACTCAAAAAATCATGAAATTTCCTGCCGGAACACAAGCTACATTATTAAAAGCTAAAGAAACTTACGATTCTGGAAAAGCTACACTAAACGCAATAAAAAATACGTTTGGATCAACTAGAGATATTGGACTTAGTGCAGTAGTTCCTTTAAGTGACGCTAAAACTATTCTTGCTACAGAAAATGCTAAACTAGAGTCAGCTATTAGACAAACAATGGCTGGTCAAGGTACAATCCAAGAAGCTGAAATTGAAAGAAATGTAAAACCATTTTTATTGGCTCCTACAGATACAGCTAGTATGCGAAGACTAAAAGAACAAAAATTAAAAGAATTTATTGATATAAAAATGGCAGGCGAGGCTCAAAAATTACGTGGATTTGGTTTACTAAATGACGAACCTCAATTAAAATCATTGCAGAAGAACTAATTTTAAAGGTCACTATGCAAAAATTATATAATGTTCAAACTGGTTTACCAGAAGACATAACCACGGATAATATACCAAAAGCGTTAGCCGCCGGTACCCACGCATACAAAAAAGGCACTAAGGTTAATGTTGTCGACGAACAAGGTGAATCTTACAACCTTGATGCCTCTGAACTCCCCCAAGCACTAAGTGGTGGATATAAACTGGAAACTCCAGATCAAACCGAAATTCGTGAATATGTAAAAGAAAATAAAGGCATAGGCGGCGCTGCAAAAGTCGCATTGGGTCAATTTGTTGATGAAGCTGCACTTGGGTTACCAGAGTTAATTTTAAACAAAACTTCTGACCCTCTTGAAGTTGCTAAACGTGAAGCTCTTAAAAAAGAACATAATTTAGCAAATACAGCAGGAGGACTTGCTGGCTTTGGTGTTGGATTGCTAAATCCCGTAACTACTGCAGGTAAAATAGTTAACCCAGCTTCTCAATTGATGCGCGGTGCAACCGCAGTTGGTAAAGCTGCTGAAAATGTTGCCGCCAAAGCAGTATCATCTAAAATTGCACCTGTAGCTAGAGAAATATCGGAGGGATTAACTTATGCGGCTCCGACTGCAATAACTGAAGCAGCTTTAGGAGATCCAGAAGCTGCCGCAGAAACAATGCTTGCTGGTGGTGCTTTAGGTGGAATATTTGGTGCCGGCAGTGCTGCACTAAAACCTATTCTTAAACTAGGAAAAGAAAAAAGAGAATTAGGCGACACATTAAAAAATTATGAAACCGATAGTGCTTTTCGCGCAATCGGTGCTACGCCTGCTCAAAGAGCAAAACTAGAACAACGCGCTCCTGATGTAGTTGAAAAAATGCCACAATTTTTGCGAGACATTAGTAAAGGAGATGCCGGTGTTTTGACAGATGTTGAGAGATTGTCAGATGCAGTAAAGGCTGTAGAAATTACATCTGGAAAAGCCCTGGGTGGAGTAATTAAGCAACTTGATGAAAGAATAACTAACATGGTGCCAACTTTAGATGATGCCGCGGTTGCAGAGCTAAAAGATGGAATGTATGATTATTCTCAATTAGCTACAAAAATACAAGACAAATACATTAATCCATACAAAGATGATATTAGATACAACGCTCAATTACAAAAAGTTGAGCAAGAACTAGGTAATATTGGTAATTTTGTTAAAATTAATTTTCAAGGTGATTCAAAGCCTATTAATTTAAATGCTCTTAGAGAATTTCAAAAAAGCACTAAAAATTTAATAAATTACGATAAACTAAATAATATTTCTGATTTAGCTACTGATGCCAGAAAAGAAATTGTTCGCGATATTCAAGATTATTTTAAAGATAGTTTAGCACCAAATATTTCTAAAGTTTTTCCTGATTTAAAAGATGTAGCCCAATCGTTTAAACAACATAATGATACTTATAGAATGGCAACAAGTATTGAGCCATTAATATCAAGAAGCGCTGCGCGTGAGGTAAATCGTCCAGGGCTAGGCTTAACGGATATAATTTTAGGAGGCGCAGGTGCTGCCTCTGGAGGTCTTTTAGGTGCCGCAACGGGCGTAGCAGCAAACAAAGCTAAGCAATATGTACAGGGAATGTATAATGTTGGTGGTCTATTATTTACTAGTGACCAAATGAAAAAGACCGCTAAAAAATTAGACGACATTGGTACAAAGTTAAAAGACTACGGTCAGCGCACAAAAGGTCGCGCAATCACATCTTTATCTCAATTAACCGGTGATAAACAAGATGACAATTATGAGCACTTTAGCAACAAAATTTCAAACGCGGTGCTGCACCCTGACCAATCAGAAATAACTCAAGCCTTAACGGATATTGGCGAAATGGGTGCCCCTCAAATCGCTCAAGCGGCTCAAGTTAAAACAGCTGATACAATAAGATTTATTGATGAAATAATGCCAAAACCTCTTACGCCAAATAATCCATTACTAAAAAATAGACCATACAAGCCGTCAGATATGGAATTATTGAAGTTTAAGCGCCAAATGAGGACAATTATAGACCCATTATCGGCGATCGATGATTTAAAAGATAATACCCTAACCAAAGATCAGGTTGAAGTACTTTCACGGTTATATCCTAATTTACTAGTAGAGATTCAACAGCGTGTTTATGACGCCGTGGATAAAAATCCAACCTCAATCCCATACAACAATCGCCTTAAATTATCCCTAATTCTAGGTATAGATTTGGATCCAAGTTTGAGGCAACAAACACTTGCCATATTAGTAAATCAGCAGCCAGTTGAGGATCCAAATGCGCAGCAACCTGCCCAGGGCAATACTAACGCTCAATTTACAACGTACCCCACCCAAGGGGAAAAATTGGCAGGAATGACCTAATATTACCTATTAATTGCCCAGTATAATAGTGCAAATCTTTGGCTAACCATGCCATAACCTACGAGGGAGAATCAGATGTCTGGACGCAAAAATGTCTTGTTACCATTTAAATTATTAGATAGTGTATCCCTTGCGGCATCTTTTTCATCCGAACCAGTAACTATTCAATATCTAGATAATATAGGTATTACCCTTCAATGTACAGGTATAACCGCTAATACTGGATCTTTTCGGATTGAGTGTAGTGTTGATGGCGACTTGTGGGTTGACATTGGTGTTACCCCCTCAATCAGCTTAGCTAATACCAACGATAATATTATCATTAATTTATCCCAACTTCCTTTTTCTAAACTAAGAGTTGCGTTTACTCCAGCAGGCTCAACGCCAAATGGCGTAGTTGTTGGTTATATTACAGGTAAAATGTTATGAGTTCATATCGTTATCCTGCTGTATCGGGATCCGGTTCTGGAGTTGCGACTTATGCAAATTTTGCAGCGTTGCCCACTAGTGCCGTAGATGGCACACTTGCAGTAACTTTAGATACGCACGAACTCTATGTGTTTAATGCTGGAATCGTTACTTGGGAAATAGTTTCTGGAGCTGGTGGTTACAATCCTCGCCCAGTTATAACATTAAACAGTACTGATATTGCTAACAAATATTACGATTTGGTAGTAACACCATCTTTTCCTAGTTTAACAAGATTACAAGTTATTGGTGGAAGTGAACAAGTTTACGGAACAGACTTTACAATTTCAGGCACATTATTGTCTTGGAATGGATTAACGTTAGATGGTGTTTTAGAAATAGGCGATAAACTAGTAGTAAATTTAATATAGGAGAATAGATTATGTCACAAATTCAAAAAAAGTTTATTGCTAACAATGCAGTAGGCGCAACAAAAATTAGATTAGAAAACAACGCTGCATTGAAAGCACGGAATAATGCTAACACTGCAGACGTAAATATACTTCTAGTAGATTCATCTGATACCATTCAATTTTCATCTGTACCTCAAGTAACCTCAGATCCGGTTAATGCAAATGACCTTGTTAGAAAATCTTACGTTGATGCAAACCTTGAAGGATTAAAACCTAAAGCAGCGGTAAGATTGGCTACAACTGCAAACATTACTTTGAGTGGAAACCAAACAATTGATGGTGTTGCAACCGCTACTGGGGATAGGATTTTAGTAAAGGATCAAACGCTTGCGCAAAATAACGGTATTTATATTGCTGCCGTTGGTTCTTGGACACGCGCAACTGATATGGATTCATTAACTCCGGTTGACGAAATAAATGGAGCCTACACATTTGTTCAATTAGGAACCGAAAACGCCGCTAAAGGATACGTGCAATCTGCAGTTGTTACTACACTAGGTACTGATCCTCTTACGTTTGTATTTTTTAATTCAACCGGTACAGTTACCGGCGGAGATATGATTACTGTTACAGGTGTAAACATTATATCTGTTGATCTTGCATCAGTATCTGGACTTGAATCTACTAACCCAGGAAACGATGCTGGACAACTGCGCATTAAATTAGAAGCATCTAATCCCTCACTTGAAATTGATGGATCTAATCAACTTGCTGCAAAACTTGATGATATAACCGTAGAAACTAGCGCATCTGGTATTCGTGTAAAAGATGCCGGGATTTCTAATGCTAAAATTGCAACTGGCGTTGATGCTATAAAAATTGCCGACGGTTCAGTAACTAACACTGAGTTTCAATATCTTGGTGGCGTAACTTCGGATATTCAGACTCAATTAGATGCAAAACTGACTACTACACTTCCAAGTGGGCAAATTTTTGTTGGATCAGCTGGTAACCTTGCTGTTGCTCAACCATTGAGTGGGGACGCTACTCTTGTTGCTTCCGGAGCTATTACTATTGCAAACTCAGCCATTACTACTGTAAAAATTGCCGATGACGCTGTTGATAGAACTAAAATTGCTGCCGATGTTGCAGGTCTAGGGCTTGCACAAAACGTTGATGGTAGTTTAGAAGTTAATTTAGCCACATCTAGTGCGTTGCAAATTTCTTCTGATCAATTGAGTGTTAGGGTTGATGCCGCTACAGTTAGGATCAATGGATCTAATAATTTAGAATCTTTAAAGCTTAATGAGCAAGTAATTACATTAGTGTCTGGCGATATTACTAATCAATATGTAGATTTGGCGTTTGCTGCACATTCTGCTGCATCGATCGCACTTTGTCCTGCTCAAGGACCTAAGCAAATTAGAGGTACGGATTACACTGTATCATTAACAGGAGGAGCTGGTGGTGTTACAAGAATTACATTTGCGGGCGACCTTGCAACTGGCGGCGCTGCAGAGCTTGTCAGTGGAGACGTTATTATTATATCATACATGTATCTTGTATAATTAAGGCGCTTCGGCGCCTTCTCTTACCAGTGAAAACTGATGATAAAAGGAGAAATTTATGTCGCGTATAGCTAGAAAATTTATTAGATTTGGAACTGGGTCTACCGATGTTAATGCTCAACCAATTCCAGCCACAAATACAGCTACAAACTATACACCCACTCAAGTTGCATCCGAAGGAACTGACAAAGTATCTGCACATCTTAATGGGATTAACACAGCACTTGGTGCAAGACAACCATTAGCTAGACAAGTTATAAGTGTCAGCTCAAACGTAACACTTACTGCTTATGCCATTCATTTAGTTGATACTAGTGCAGAAAGATCTCTAACATTACCAGCAGCATCTTCTGGATTAATTATTTATATTAAAGATATATCTAATAATGCTAACACTAATAATATCACTATTGTACGTGCAGGAAGTGAGCAGATTGAAGGTGTAGCGGCTAATTACGTTTTTGACATTTCTGGTCAATCATTGACACTAGCTTCTAATGGCGTTTCGTGGTGGTTAATTTAATGAACGTTTACTGCATTACCTTTCCTAACGGCAAAAAGTATGTTGGTGTTGAAACAAATACCGGCAAAAGAATTTATAGCCACTCTAAGTGTTATCACAAAGACATGCTAGTTACTAAAGCTATAAAAAAGCATGGATGGAAAAATTGTAAAGTAAAATATATGGTGTGGAATTGTAAGCCAGAAACTTGTTACCATATAGAGAGAAAATTGATTAAGGTGTGGAATCTTCAAAACCCTCAATTTGGATACAACATATCCTCTGGAGGAGAGAAAACTGCAGCTGGTGTTAAACAATCTAAAGAAACTAGAGAACTTCGTAGGCAAAAATTACTAGGTAGAGTTCCTTCAGAAGAGTCTAAAATAAAAGCATCAAAATCTTTATTAAATAGAAAACATACTACAACTAGAAGATTGAATCAATCTTTAGCTAAAAATTCTAAATCGTTTCTAGTGTATAAATTAACTGAAAAACGTAATAAGTTAAACCACTATGACCTTAAAAACCAGCTACTTATCGGCAAATTTACCGGTCAATCTCTTTGCGCTGAGTCTCTAGGACTTGAAACTAGTAAAATTAACTCGTGTTTAAACGGACATAGACATACTCACAAAGGTCATATCTTTGTGTTTGCCCAGTAATAATGAACTTTTACATCTGAATTTAACCATTCAGACAGGTACAAAATACCTATAGGAGCTAATATGAGTTTTATTGGAAATCAACCTAAATTTTCTAACGTTACAACCCGCGCTCAATCTGCCGATCCAGCAGTGCCAGTTGAGGGGATGTTATTTTATGCCGACGGTACATCCCGTACACGTGGGCTATGGCAATATATTCAAGGCAGTTGGCAACAAGTTGGAGCATCAAGTGGAGGCTTAGACGTAGCTTTTCAACTTGTAGCTAATGAATCATTGAGTGATTGGTCCAATGGTAACAACGCGACATTTTTAGGTGGAGGCGCATTAGCCGGAACCTTCGTAAAAAACACAAGCTCACCTCTTAATGGTGTAGCCAATTACCGATATACACAGGCTGCCGGGTCATTGAATGATTATATTGCAAGTGCGGCACAGCCGATTCCGGTAAAATTTCGCGGCAACATTGCCACTGTATTTTTCAATTATCAATATGATGGCGGAAACTCAGACATGGAATTTGTAGTCTGGGATGTGACTAATTCTCAAAAATTAACTTTGCCAGCTAATTCATTAGTACCTGTTCCGATTCAAACAACAGGACTATATCGAGTAAATATTAGTATTCCAGCAACTTGTGCATCAATTCGTATAGGGTTTCAAACTAAGATATTGAATAGTGGTAAGATTTTAAATTTTGATGATATTGTATTGACTAGTGATGCTACGGTTTATGCTGATTTAGATAACGATTCACCTTGGGCTAGTTATACTCCAACTTTTACAGGATTTGGAACAGCAACAGCAATTGAGTTTCAGTGGCGTCAAAGTGGGCAAAATGTTGACATTAGGGGTAAATTTGTTGCTGGAACACCTACTGCTACTGAAGCGCGTATTAGCCTTCCATCAGCATTAACTTCTGCAAACACAAGTATAATTCCTAGTTTACAAGTAGTGGGTAGTGGCGCTTTTAGTGGTGCTGTAGCCGCTTCTGTTACTTCTCTAATTGAACCTTCTGTTACTTACTTAACGTTTGGAAGACAAGATGGTGCAACTGGAGGATTGACAAAGCTAAACGGTAGTGCACTATTAGGAGCAGGGTCTACTTTTTCATTTTTTGCTTCAGTTCCGTGCGCAGGTCTAGTAGCTACGGTTCCATCAATTGTAACCCAATCAGAATCATTCAGCACCGACACTGCCTCACTTGTTTACGCTGGATCAGCAACGTATACTTTAACAACTTTGGCAGATGCACCAATTGGTACATTTATTACGTTTACATATGCATCTACTAGTAATACACGCACTCAAACTACTACTGCACCTACTCAAACTACTGCTAGCATGAATGTTAATGGTATACAATTATTTACCCGTGCATATAATGCTGCAAGTACAGCGGCGCAACCAGCTGTAGTTGCTATTCAAATTGGTAAAGGGATGAAAGGCGTAACTTTAGATTTATACAAATCTTTAGGTAAAGTTACATCAGGTGAATTAGACAATATTATACTATCATCAACAACTGAAGCTGGTGCATACTATAAGTCGTATAATGAAGTTACAGGAATTTTAACTGTAGATGTTGGATATAATTTAAATACTACTACTACTACTAAATTTTTAGGATACACAGATCTTACTAGTACATCAAATGGTTATTTAGTTATCAACGCCTCACGTAACCCATCCCTAACTGGACTAAACATCCCTCAATTACCCACAATTCAAAAGTTTACTTCAGGGTCTGGGACTTATACAAGACCTGCTGGAGTCCGTTATATCAATGTTAAAATGGTTGGCGGTGGAGGCGGTGGTGGTGGATCTGGTACAGCAGCTGGAGGTAATGGAGGAGCTGGTGGAGATACTACATTTGGATCATCCCTTCTTGTAGCTAATGGCGGCGGTGGAGGAGCTTTTAGTGCTGGTACAGGTGGAACAGGCGGTGCTGCATCTCTAGGTACTGGTCCTATTGGTACATCAATTCAAGGTGGCGTTGGTTCTGGAGGAAGTGTTAATCCAAACACTGCGGTAAACGCGATAAGATTACCTGCTGGTACCGGAGCTTCTTCTCCGTTTGGCGGTCAGGGTTCTTGGAGATATGACGGTGCTGGTTCAGCCGCAATAGCCAATTCTGGTTCTGGAGGTGGTGGAGGATCGGCTGGAACTGTTGCCAGTTCATTTTGTGGATCGGGTGGTGGAGCCGGTGGATATGTTGATGCAATAATTAACAATCCAGCTACAACATATTCTTATGCTATTGGAGCTGCTGGTGCAGCAGGGACTGCAGGTACTTCAGGACTTGCTGGTGGAGCCGGTGGATCAGGTTATATCATAGTAACAGAATACTACTATTAAGGAGCACCTTATGTTTCAATTAATTATTAAACGTCAAGATGAATCAATTTATTGGATAGAACACTTTAATGATTTGCCATCACTAAATCGCTGGTTAGCTGAAGAAATGACGCGCCCCTACTGGGATCCAACATATACTCATGAAATAGTAGATAACACTCCGGTAATTGAAGAATAGAAAAGGGAATAGGTTATGGATAAGTTAGAATCAAAATTAGATAAATTAACTGATTCCATAGCCGATATTAGAGAAACTCAAGTTCGTATGGAAGCGGACCTAAAGTATCACATCAAGCGTACTGACTTGCTTGAAGGTCACGTTGAAAAGTTAGAAGAGCAGGTTGAAAAAAATGCTCAAAGCATGAGTACAAAAGAAAAGTTGCAAATAGGTGCATTTATAGCCGCCATAGTAAGCGCAATAACGGCAACACTAAAACAATTAGGGCTATAATTATGCATATAAGATACTGGATATAATTATGCATATAAGATTAATTAAATCAGTTATTAGCTATAATTATGCATATAAGATTAATAATTTTACTAACGGAATAAATTATGTTTAGCACTATACTTACTGCCATAACTGGATTATTTGCTCCCGCAACCAAACTAATCGATAAAGTATCTACTACTGATCAAGAACGGCTTGAACTTAGAAATGAGTTGGCTAAGATTGAAAGTCAAGTTCAACTACAAGTTATTGAGTTGGAAAAGCGGGCAATTGAGGCGCAGCTTGAGGTGCAAAAAGCCGAACTAGCGTCGAGCCATTGGATTGTAGCGGCGTGGCGCCCAATAGCTTCGCTATCAATGGTAGCCATAGCTATCTATCATTCATATTCTGGTGTGCCGATGCCCAGTAGTATGAATAGCTTAATTGAGATATTTTTAGGCGTGCATGCCGGTGGTCGGACCCTTGAAAAAGTGGTGGGCTCAATTGGATCTTTAAGAAAATAAATGCTATAATATACGTAATAGTAACACAAACGAAGGAAGGAAAGAATGCGTGTTAATAATGAAGATCTTCTCAATGGTAACCCAGTTAGTTTGGGTACTTCTGCCAATTTAAAAGCAATATGGCTTGGTCACATTGCCAATTATGCCATTCAATTAGTCTTTACCGGAACTCCTAACGGTACGTTTAAATTACAAGCATCTAACGACGAAGTCGACCCAAGAATGCCAATAGCTCAAATTGAGGCGGGTTTAGTTAACTGGACAGATATTGCAGATAGCGGACAACTTATCACTGCCGCTGGAAACCATACTTGGACCGTTGAAAATGCTGGCTACGCCTGGGTTCGAGTTGTTTGGACGCAGATTAGTGGGACTGGGACATTAACAAGTGCTCGATCGTACTGTAAGGGATTTTAAATATAGATTATAGTTCTATTGCGCGTGTTTGTAGAAATGAAAGAGTTAATTGTAATAATTTAAAATTTTGGTACGGAGTGTAACTATGGCTAGTATATTTGTAACTAGCGATCCGCAAAAAATACGAGTCCATGAATATGCTGGAGGTATCGATTGAGTAGTACATTTATAAAATTACCCGTATCAGGCGGTGGTAGCGGTGGGGTTAGTTCGTTTAATGGACGCACAGGCGTCGTACTCCCTCAATCGGGAGATTATGATGCGTCTGATATATCAGGTGTTTTTGGAATTACTAGTGGAGGAACTGGGATAAGCTCAGTACCATCTAACGGGCAATTATTGATAGGAAATGGCACCGGATACACTCAATCGACATTAACTGCTGGGGCTGGTATAGTAATTACTAACGCTGCTGGATCGATTACAATAGCTAATAGCGCTGCTATAAATCTTGATGGTGGAGCTGCTGCTTCAGTGTATGGTGGTATTAGTCCAATAGATGGTGGAAATGCAATTTAATAAGGAGTACATATGGCTGTTCAAATACAATTAAGACGGGATACTTCAACTAACTGGTCAACGGTTAACCCTATTTTAGCGCAGGGCGAAATAGGAATAGAAACAAACACATCTCAATTTAAAATTGGTAATGGGACTCAAACTTGGAATTTATTACCATACGGCGGTATAGCAGGACCAGCACAAACTAACTCCATACAAGATTTTGGTAATGGAGAAGATGGTGATGTTACGTTAAGTTCAGGTACTACTACTTTAACTAGTGATATGTACTACAATAACTTAACATTAACCGGTTCAGCTCAAATTCGTACAAATGGTTACAGAATATTTGTAAAAAATAATTTAAATTTATCTAATGCAGGAGTTAACGCTATTACTCTAAGCGCTCTTAATGGATCCAACGCCACGGCTGCAACAGGCGTTGCTGGGTCTGCTGCATATACAGCTCAAACACTTGGTGCTAACACAGCTGGTGGAACAGGAGGTACTGGGGTTACAGGTTCTGGAGCACAAGCCGCTGCCACTACAGCAACAACTCCATCAAACGGAGGATCATCTGGTGCAGGTGGTGCAGGCGGTACAGGTGTTAGTGCAGGTGGTATATCAAGATCCGCAGCTACAGCAACAATTCCTACAGATTTTGCAAGATTTACTTATGATATTATTAGGGGAGTTTCTCTTATTCAAGCAGGTGCTGGTGGACCTGGTGGTTCGTCAGGTGGTGGTGATGGAACTAACACAGGACGAGGCGGTGGTGGCGGCGGTGCTGGTGGAGGAATTATAGGTATTTGGGCTAGAACTATTACTAAATCTGTATCTACCCCAGCAAGTTGTATTACTTCAAGAGGTGGTATGGGAGGAAACGGCGCTTCTGGGTCAGTTGGAAACGTTGGGGGTGGAGGAGGTGGAGCCGGTGGAGGTGGTGGATACATAATTATATTTTATGAAACTCTTTCTGGTCCAACAATAACTGGGTTAATAAATGCTTCAGGCGGTATGGGCGGTAATGGTGGTAATGGTAATGGTACCGGACTTGGAGGTTCAGGTGGCGGTGGTGGTACAGGTGGACGAATAAGAATTCACGAAACATTAACTAAAATTGGTAATACTACTGTAGGTGCTGCTGGTGTAGCTGGGAGTGCTAACGTTGGTATTACTGGGGGCGGTGGTGGTGCTGGTGGATCATGTATTAGGGATTTATAAGGAGTAATTATGATTAGAAATATTGTTGATTGGCAAGGTAATATTTTAGGTCAAATGGATCTTCCCAATAATACTCCGGAATCGGTGTGGCAATCGGTGCTAGCACCTTACGCAGTAGCCCCAGTTGTACCAACTCAATACGATAGAGATTATGAACGCTATCTTAAGCGCGCTCAAGCTAAAGATAAAATTTTAGCAGAAATGGCAAGTGAAAATATGGCGCGGGTTCGTGCAGGTACGTGGACTACATCTCAACTTATTGAGTTGACTCAAGATGCTGGATTAAAGTTAGTCCTTGATGATGTATCTACATTAAGTTTTGAGTTGGCGTCACAAAAATTAATTACAATTAACAATCCACTAATCACCGATGAAATAAAATTTGGTTGGATTGAAAAACTTCAGCGCCATTTTTATTTATGAAAGTACAACTCCATTTCTTATTTAGTCGCAACAATAAGATTGGCAGCAAATTGATAAGTTGGTCTACTCAATCCTTAAATCAAACACAAGTTCCTACGCCCTCGCATGTGGCAATATTAGTCAATAAACGCTGGGTATTTGAATCTACTCTAACTAGTGGCGTACGTATTATTTCGTACAACAAGTGGTTAACTATAAATGAGCAAATAAAATGTATCCCATTTTATCAATCTATATGTTATAAAGAACTAAAAAATCATTTTAAAAATTTAAAAAATAAAAGATATGATTACGAAGGCATATTATATTTTGCTTATAGAATTATATTATTTAAATTATTTTTTATGGCTATACCTGAAAAAAATAAGTTTAATAAACCCTCTAGATATTTTTGTTGTGAAGTAATAGGCAAGTTACTCAATAAAGATTTTAGTATGAAAGCACCCACTGAGTTGGTAAAAGTATTATCTTTCGGGAAACGCCATTGAATTAGTACAAACTTCTTTTGCATCCTCGGCAGTCATCCCTGCATCCCAAAATCTCTGAACACATAAAATAAAAGAGCGCCTTTCTTTTTCTCTTCTTGTCAATTCTGGAACTGGTTCATCAAATATAGATTTATGTCTCATATTTGCGCATGAGACTAAAAACGCCATTATAATAATTAGCTTCATAATTGCTCCTAATAATTCCAACGTCTGGTTTTATCGGACCGAGTGTCGACGTGTATAAATCCTTTATTTCTACCATCACCTACAGCATAAAAATGCTCACAAGCTTCTTTATATAACAAATCTAAATTTTTTATACTTATATCAACTGCTTTGCCGGCAGTGTGGGTTGAATTTTGAGCTCCACCGATGGCGCGGTTATGATTTTCGCACCTATATCCAGAATGAATTTTTATTGGCGCATTAACTTCTGATCGCAAATCCTCTAGCATTTCTACTAACTCGCTATCAATCAAAGTAGTATCACAATTAGTACAATTACAATCAAATTCAGAAGAGTTAAAATGATCGGACAACTTTGTTTTAGATCCTTTTTTATAACTTACGACTGCCATAAAGTTCCTCCTCAACATCGTATCCATTATCTTGTAGTTTTAATTTATTTAACTGTGTTCTTGGCGGAAGAAATCCTAATTCATCAATTAAACGTAAAACATCTTCTGCTTGAATTTCAGAAATCTGACATCTTCCATTTTTTACTATGTAGTCTACTACTTCACTTTTTTTCATAATTTCCCCATATTATATATAGTATCATAATTTTACTTTTTTAACAATTATATATTTTAAGATGTACATTATTTATACCCTTTCAGGTACAAAAAAATAAAAAAATAAATATTTATACCTTAGCGGGTACAACTTTAGAGCTATAAATTATTAAAAATATTAGGAAAATGTAATTTTAATTTTTCCTTAATTTCAATTGCAATTTCTCTATGCTCTAATTGCGTATCAGAAGTTGTACGCACATTGAGATAGTGAATCCAGCTACGTATTGAGCCTGTCATGTACAGCTTGGTTTGGGTGCTAAGTGGGAGCAAAAATCGCGCCTGCTCCTTAGCAACTCCCTTACTCAATGCTTGCACATACAATTCGTAAGCACTATCAGATACTTGTTTCTGCGCGTAAATAAACCACTCTTTAGTGTCTTGAGGTAAATCATCAATGCTGTTTTGACGATTTTTGGTATCTTGGCGTCTAGCGTTGTAGGTTTCAAACTCTGCAACCGATGCATACCTTTGGCTAAATTCTTGAAAAGTAAAGGATCGGTGTCTGAGTATTTGTGCGGCAATTGCCCTACTAGTTTTAATTTCAAATGTGCAGGTAACTGTTTCAAATATAGACCAATGTCCGTGATCCATGCAATATTTTAATAATTTTGGCGCAGTTTCTATATTTAATTGATTTGAAGGGTTAGAAACTCTTGCTACGTAAGCTATAAACTGTTCAGGGGTCATGTCGTTTAAAGGCTTAGATATAGAAACTAATTCTACATTCATGCTGAGTCCTTTAGTTATTGAATAGGTCTTAGCTCCGTTAAAAAATATATAATATACTTTTTGTTAACATCTGGCAAGTTCCCAGAATTGAGGATAATATCTAGATCGTCGATAACGTGTTTTTCATATGCACTGTGCTTTCTGGATGCGGCAAAATGCACGAACTCACTAACCTTAATCATAAGATCAAGGGGTATTTCCAAATCAACCAATTCTCTTGGGACTTTATCCCATTGATACTTAATCACTGATCCCACCATTCCGCTTTCAATTTTTTTTGCTCTAATTCCTGGGCTTCTTTTTCCCAAAACTCGTTAACTTTAACTTCATCAGATTTGTATACTTTTATTGGAGCTTCGGCAAAATAATGTTTTGCCTCACGGTGAGCATATAAAACCGCATCAAGTATATCGGAGTGAAATTGATCGGATACCGTGCGTTTATCTTTAGTTCGTATATCCCAGGTCATAAGCATTGCATCGTGTGCAGTAATACTGTTAGATTTTATTAAAAATTTGCCAGTACGGAGGTCGTCGTTCATAAACTCAATATACTCTAATTTTCTGTGTTTGTCAGATGCTTCTACTGGAATTTGATGACGCCTAATTAATTCTTCACTAATCTTCTTACCTAAAGCACCAGCATCGATCTTTATTTTGACGGGCTTATACTTGTTGATCATCAGTTTAATTTGTTCAGCAAGTTCGGTAATACCCTGCTTATCCTTGACCCATTCTTCAACTAAAAATACTTTTTTTTGAATGCGTGAGTAGCCTAATACTGCTATTGCATCAGAATCATTATATCCTAAGTCTACTCCAAAAATATGAACCAATTCCTCATCTGGTAATTTATCGTAGTTGTTAATACTAGGGTTGTATTTAAATACTAACGAGTCAGAATCTTGAATCCACATTCCAAGAGCCTCTCGTAAGTAGGCAGGATCGTTTTCACTAATACCACGACGCTCGCGCTCTTGCCTTAATAATTCTTCAGGTTCTAATCCTGTTTTAAGTTTAATATGGGGATTATCAAATACAGTCCATTTGTGGTTGCTCCAGCCTATCGAGTGGGAAGTCTCGTAAAAAAACCCGCCTGGTATTGGTCCAGGCGTTCCAATTAAAGCAATGGTGCCGGCGGTATCCAAAACGGTGTAAGCCAATACTTCATCAATTAACTCTTTTATAAAAGGTTTAAATGATTGCACCTCATCAATATACACTAGGTTTAATGATAAGCCTCGAAACTTTTCAACTTCGTCTTTTTTACTAGCTCCAGAAAAATATATAATTGAGTTTGTGTCTAGGAACGTCATTGTTAGGTCAGTGCCATTAGTTTCAACGTTTAAATTATGTAGTTTTATAATCTCATTTATCTCTTTCCATACAATTTTTTTAGCAGTACCGCGAGTTAATGTTATATATAAGCATTTTTGATTTTTTTTAGATGTGCATTGAGATACAAGATGTGCGGCGCAACTTACAGATTTACCAGAATTGTGAGTAATTAATCCATTAGCTAACATGTATAAATTTGATGGTGAGTCGACATGGATATCGTAAGTATGCTTTATTGAGGTTTTTCCAAACACTACTCCTACGTATTTAGAATTATAATTATTTTCTAATTTAAACTCATACTCGCTTTTCCATTTTTTACGTAGTGTCATGAGATATGGATCTAAATCTTTAAGTATTTTTTTACCAAAGTAATTATGTTTAAATCTTAACACATATACGGGACCGTTTTTATATTTAGGTCTACTATCAACTAAAATAGATGGGCTAAATTGCCATAAGTCTAGAAATAATAGTTGGGCTGCTTCAATAACTGATTTTGCTTGCATGCTAATATCAATTTGAATGCCGTCAGCTGCGTTGCACACTGATCCATCGGTATCAATTAGCCCAGCAATAAATGCCAACCTTGAAGGTCTATCCCACGTTAGAATTTCATTAATATCACATACTTTCTCATGCGCGTATCTAGTATTACACCAATCTAAATAAATTTGTGGAATGCTGTCTAAGTAGATAGAATAATTATAATTACTTGTATGACACTTATGGATTCTGCTTGCATTCAATAATTCACCAACTTTATTTGGGATAATTTCATCTTCTGATGATATAGTTATATAACTTTTATAATTTACTCTACTACACCCATCCCCTAATAGTGCGCCTATAGCATATGCATATTTTACAGCTTTGCCATTATTACGATCTACTTCATTTCTTACTATCTTAACTCCGTCATAAAAATTCTTAAGCGGACGTTGCTTTACTCCTCCAGCCCTTGGGTGATAGGTTAACATTACATGGTTAGTTGTGGCTTCAAACATTATTTTATTATTATGCAAAACTTCAACAACTTCTTTTTTACCGTTATTAAACACTTTAACAACTTTAATTGGTTTCATGTTTTCATCAAAAACCCAATCTCCAATTTTTATATCCTGAATTTTTTTAGGTCCTTCCGTTGTTTGAACTAGGGTGTTTTCAGCTAAGCATCGACGACTACATACAGCAGTTTTATATCTAGCTGGATCATTAATAAAATTTAATTGCTTGTCAAAGCAAAAATTATTGATTTCAAACGGCACCCGTAGCCGTTTTTTAGCTTCCTCAATATATAACTTTATTTGCTCTTTATTTAGATTTTTCATTTACCTTGGTAAAGTAAACCACATTACTCAGTGTAGTAAACGTTTCCTCATTGGTTGATGTGTGGGTTATATTTACTAAATTATCTTTAAGTGTAATAATATAAGGATCGACGGATGTGTCTATGTAATTAAATTCTGTTTTTCCGTTGCCTTGAATACTACATTTTATTGATAGATAAAACTTTATTCTTTGGATATTCATTCTTCTCTCCTTAATATTGATAGTATAAGTTCAGCATCGTCAATTAATTCTTTTCGTTTATTAAAAGCATTTAAATATTGTTTATGGTCATCTGTTGTCATAATAGAATCAGTTGTTTGTATTTTATCTAATTTTCTAGAAAGGTGATTAATTTGTATAGTGTAATCCCCAATTCGAGTACATAAATTTGAATACTCTTGTAATAAATCTTTAAAGTCCATACTAAACCCCGTTTCCAGATGAGCCAAATCCGCTGGAATTTCTAGATCTGGCTGGAGTTAATTCGTCCACCAATTCCATATCAAATATTGGAAGTTGCATAATAACTAGTTGAGCGAGTTTCATTCCTTTTGGAATAACTTCTAAATCAAATCCGACATTTTTGACAATAATACCCAGCTCCCCTCGATATTGGTTATCAATAGTTCCTAACATTACAACTAATCCAGATTTGGCACTAATTCCACTGCGCGGTCTGATTTGGGCTTCAAACCCATATGGAAGTTCAATAGCAATTCCAGTCCTAACTATCGCAGTTTGACCGGGTCTTAGTGACACCCCCTCAATCGTATATAAATCAAACCCACTATCTAAAGGGTGGGCTTTTGAGGGCGTTCTTGCTTCTTGATCTAATTTTAAGCATTTAAAAATCATACAGCTCCTTGTATTTTGTATGGGTCGTAAATAAATTTTGTTTGATCTGTTTTTTTACACGATTGAGCCCAGTGCGTGACAAGAATTGGGTTTTCCGATTTTACTATTTGTTTAAGAAGCTTTTTAGCTACTCCCATTTTTCTATAGGTATGTTTTACATATACGTAGTGTAATAATAGGTTATTTTTAGGTAGTTCTTGAAAAACTACATACCCATACACATGTGTATAATCTTTAGGATCGCATGCCACATAGATCATACTCTTTTCAATTATTTTTTCAACAATAAACTTGTACGATCCAAAATACACAGCATTACACTGGTGTTTGGCAAAATCCGAGTTGCGGTAGCTTTTTAGCCAGCTATTGAAAATAAACCCGGTGTCGGAAATATCTGGAGGACGGATTATGCACTCAATCATACCGCCCCCTTAATAGACAATTTTCGTAATTCTTCTTGGAGCTCTTCATCTGTAAGTAGTGATATCTCTTTTTTATCGTCTTTTTTAAACTCACGTTTAGCTTTTTCAAACCCGGTAAGGGTTTTTATATATGAGCATAAAGCAAACGCATCTTGAGATGTAATACTCTCGCCGTCTTTTACTTTTTGAGATAATTGAGAGAGGTGGGCGCGAGTAAGGTCTAGGGCTTCATTTAACAATTGGCTGGATTCTAGGGCGTCTTGTAGTTCTGATTTCATATCTCACCTTTATTCTAACTTAGTAAGGTTATTATTTGGGTATTTTAATAATTTTTATAATTATTTTATACTCCTTATCACTGGGCTTTTTTTCACTAAACAATTCGGTAATATACTTATCATTTATGTTTAAATTTAATATTTTATTACCGTTTAAATATCTTCCATTAAATCGCTCATCGCATAGTATATCAACCAACAACTTTTCTACATTAGTCAAATCACAAGACCTCAAACTAATTTTACCTTCTTTTGTATAATAATAATCCCTTGGTATATTATATGTCAACTCTATGCGCAATGCATCAGTATCTTCATTAAAACATTCTTTAAATTGCTTAAAATCATTACTATATTTTTCAAATTGAAATAATATCTTATCACCCCACTCCCTACATTCCTTAGTCCTTACTTTTGTGGCAGACATAGATCCATATGATTTTAAGTAGTAAGCTTTGTTAATTGAGAAGGGTTCTGCAAATACGGTTAGTTGTAGGTTATTCATCTGATTCCGAAAGAGATGGTTTAGGTGGGGTTGAGAGTTGGGTGGTTTTGTATATCCCTCGTTCAGTGGCTTCTAAACCTTCATGCATATTTTCATAATATTTAATCCTAGATTTAAACCTAGCTGACATAAAATCTCTACGCCGCTCATGTGCCGCATTATATGAAGCATTTCGGTCTTTTATAGGATTTTTACTGTCATCTTTTTTAAATCTACCACCGTAGTAATTGTCTAAAAAATTACTATACCATTCCGCTTCTTCATCGGTTAGTTTATTAATATAATCAATATCAACAAATTCCTTGTTGTAATCGTAGTGGCAATTTGCATACAATCCTCTGTGTTTTTTTGATCGTGACATATCCGTTCCTAAATAAATTTAATTTATTTTATAATGCCACAATTTTTTGGCATAGTCAATAGTTTTATTGTACGATTTTGTTGGTGATTTTTCCCTTCTCACTCCGTTATATATTACAAAAAATAAAAAATCTATATATAGTATATATCCTTAAGTTTTTACAAAAAAAACAACAACAGTATATTTTAGGACCTTTTTTCGTATAATTTTAAGGGTTTAGGTTGTTTACTTTTTGTTGCTCTAGTGTTGTTTGAGGTGATTTCCAATGCTACAGTACTTTACTTTCTAAAAATCATCTAGTAGTATGAACCATATCAAGGAGATATATTTTATGTTTAAAATAACAACTTATCCTAATGGATCCTTAAACATTAAAACTAAAGATCCAGAGGCACTAAAAGCTCATAAAGCAGATAGGGGTAGGTTTTGCATTCAAGGACAAACTGAACAATTTGAAACTATTGAGGAGGTAGCTAAGCGCGCCTCAGAAGTCCCGATTACTCCCTCAGAAATGAAAGATGGTCGTAGAGCTAGGGCAAATTTTATATCCACAAATATTATTGTTTTAGATGTAGATAGTGGGATTGATTTAAATTCTTGCTTAGTAGAGTTAGACATGTCTGGATATGAGTTTGCGGTATACACATCTTATTCCCACCAAGTCTGGGGAGAGGATAAATTTCATGTAATAATGCCAACAAGCACCCTAATAACTACTGAAGAAGAGTACAAAGCTACCTACAATTTTATAGCTTCTACCGTTTTTAGAAATAACAACGACGCTCAAACCTGTTCTCCAGCTAATCTTTTTTTTAATTCAAATACCGCTACTGTAGAGCTCTTTTTTAATCACAATAAAATAGATGTTAAAAGAATAAAAGTAATTAGCCCAACAAACAGTAACTACCGCGCCACACAAACCGCCATTTTTAAAAGCCCCCTCAATGACGATCAAACTAAAATACAAAAACTCAGTAAACGAACTTTGCTATTTTTACAATCAGGTGCGCCCGACGGTGAATGGCACACCAATAGGAATTTAGCTGTAAAAAACTTAAAAGCCGCTGGGTTTACTAGGCAGGAGTGTGAAGATAAAATAAGAAAAATTACTGGGCATTTATCAGAGGAAGATACGTACCAAATAAGCTATTGTTATACCGATAAAAATTGGAACTATGATACATCTATGGTAGGCAGTATGCATCCGCTAAAGATGCGGTATACTGATAAAAATGGTAAATTAGCTCCTATTCCTGATCAAGAAATAGTTAATACTTTTATGGCAGAAAAATTTCTAACAGTTAACCTTGATGGGCAGTTTTATCTAGACGGGCACAAAAGAGATATTGAGTATGTTTTAGAGGAGATACGTAACTACTCTCAAACAATTATGGGAAAAAACATCAGTTTTCAAATTATTTCGTCTATTTTAAATAAACTTAGTACTGACAAAAAACAAGTTCGATTTGAAGAATTAAAATCATATATAGCGTTTAATCCTAGTGCTGAATTTGATTTTGAGAGATTGGTAAAAGCAATAACAGGATCTAATAGTACTTTACATGTTGCCGTTTTAAAGCATTTTTTATGGCAGGTTAAGCGTAAAATTTACGGCATTTCTGTAAGTTATCACAATATGCCAGTTTTAGTAGGCAAATCTGGGAGTGGAAAATCTCAACTAATTAAAAAAATGTTACATCCTATACACGAGCTAGTTTATTATGATGGCGACTTTAAAAAGCTAGTAGACACTAGAGAAGCTTTTAATTTGATTAACTATTTTGTATATTTTATTGATGAAATGAGTAAAGCAGAAACAGCTGATGTAGAAAGCATAAAAAATAAAATAACTTCTGAAAAAATTCAATACAGAAGATTAGGCACAAATAGTAATGCCGTGGGCGATAACAATTCAACGTTTATAGGCGCATCCAATCTGAACCTACAATATGTCATTAAAGACGCCACCTCTGTTCGTCGGTTTTTTCAAATAAATACATTAGATAAGATGGATTGGGAAGAAATTAACGCACTAAATTACCTCAATATGTGGCAAAGTATTGATGAATCTCAATCTGAGCCTTTTATTAAACCAGTATTTAAAGAATTTGAGGAAGAACAGCAAACTTTTAAATATCACACTCCTCTAGAGCATTTTATTAAAGAAGAGGGCTTAACCCTAGAAAAAGATGAAACTTTTACAAGAGTGTCTAGAAATAATTTATACAAACAATTTTCTCTTTGGATTTCAAATAACGGCTATAAATATAGCATTAATAAGCATGTATTTTGTGACACATTAGTAAACCTATTAGGATCTCCTTGCCGGGGAAGAGTTGATGGAAAAAACACAACCTACTACCACATTAATCCTAAACTAATTGACGAAGAAGCTAAACACTAGTAATATATAGAAAAGGAGTATTTATGTTATTTAAAGTATATCATGTTCTCGATAAGCCTATTGACCTAGCTGATCGTAAAGCATTTTTTAATGAGTGGAAGCAAAAAAGCGTGGAAATATTAGGCGAAGCCCCGAAAAAACACGAAACAGAAAAATGGCGTGAAATTAACGATAAGTTAAACACATTAGAAGACGAATTAAAAAATAAATACCCAACAAAAAAAGTTTGGGAGTTAGATTGTGCCGAAGCTTTTATGGACATTGTTAAAGTTTTTGGTACAATTTCTATTTGTATTGAAAATGACGAACCTGTTATTTACATAATGGATGTGGCAGATACTAATGAAAAAGATTCTGAATAAACTATTATTACAAGAAAAAAAAGCCAAAGTTTTAAAAAAAAAGCTACGATCAGCATTTATTTTAGAATTAATATCCACGGACGGATTTTATATATTAAACTACATTGATATAGTTGATAAAACTAGTAAAGTTAGATGTTCTGAAGTTATATCTCACATTGTAAAAAAAACTGGATTTAAATTTAATAAGCAACAAGTAGCTATTATTCATTTATTTATTAAAAAAATAGGTGGTTTAAAAAGGCACATGCATACTGGAAATATATATAGAAATATTGGATTAAGGGATTAATATGATTTATGTTGCAATATTATTACTTTTGCTTGCTTTAAAAATGTTTATATCAGAATTGCTAGAAAAAAAGAAAAGTTTACGCAATCAATTAATAGCGTGGATTGTATTAATAATAAGTTGGATAATTATTTATTATACCAATAAAGGTATAATATAAATTTATACTAAAATTAGTATAAAAGGAGGGATTATGCAGTGCAGAGCATTTAGATTTGGAAGGCTATCATCTTCTCAATTTCAAGAAAGAATGACAGCTTTAAATGAATTTTTACAATCTAATACTATTGTAGGTTCACCAATTACTTCTGCTTCAGATGAAGAGGGGACGGTTATGTTCGTATTTTACACTGAGGAGCAACCCAATAAGCCACAACAGACTAAGGATAAAAAATGATTATATTACAAAAAATAGCACTAAAATTAAAAAATTTAATATTAAAAATAAACATGCTTAATAGTGTAAAAGTTTTGCTATTGTTATTGATTTTTAGTTTAGGAACTATAACTATTCCTCATGTACACAGTTTATGGCTTATTAATAAAGCAAATAATGTAGTCTTTAAAATGACTTCTTTGCATAATATTGATGGTGGTTCCGGTACTGGATTTATAGTTAAAGATCCTAAAGGTAGAAAATTTTTGGTTACTAATTATCATGTCTGCCAGGGTCTAAATAATGGAACTCCATTTTTATTAGCTACAGCTACAGTAAGACCTCACACATCTCATAGAGTTAGAATACTTGCCGCAAGTATTGAAGACGACGTATGTATAACTACTCCTGTTGAGAGAGAAGAAACGCCATTAATCTTATCTGATTATTTTTATATTGGACAAAATGTTCACTTAATGGGACATCCTTTAGGTGATATCTTTAGAAAATCAAGCGGTGAGATTGTAGGGGTTAAAGATATTACGGTAATGCAGTATTTTTTAGGCATACCTATTCCTGTATCTTATTCTGCAGTACAAATATCTAATTTTGCCAGAGGAGGCAACTCCGGATCTCCGGTTTTAAACGATTGGGGTAATGTTGTTGGCATTCTTTTTGCAGGTGACCAAAGATCTGAGCATATAGCGTTTTTTATTCCAGCTTGTAACATATTAAAAGTACTTGAGAGTGTAAAATAGTTGCCTTTTATCTACTACCCCTATATGATATAAGTATGGGGGTATCTATGCAAAACCAATCTTGCCATCATATCTACGAAATCATGAAAGAAACTAAGACTGATGCCTGCGAATTAGAGTTTGATAGTCATTTACTACTTTTAGATTTTATGTTTGAGCGATCTACAACAGAATTATTTGATGTAGAAGAGCTTTCTGATACGGTATTGCTTTTAAAATTAAAATAATTAGGAGATTTATGAAAACTATAATATTAAGTATTTTCTTAACGGTTAGCGCTAACGCAGGCAATTTCGGAACGGTACTATCTCAATTAAAAAAGAGGGCGCCAAATTTACCAAAATACGAACAAATAATGCTTGCCCACACTATTACTAAAATATGCAATCAGCATAAAATTAACCCTAGATTATTTACCGCAATCCTTATTCAAGAATCTGGGTTAAAATTAGATGCAATAAACAAAAAAAGCAACGACTATGGGATATCTCAAATAAACAAACATACTATAGCTAGATATAAGTTTAATAAACAAAAGCTATTAACTGATGTGCACTATTCAATTTCTGCTGGTGTCTTGGTTCTTGCGGATTTTAAAAAATCTTACGGTAAACGTGACAAGTTTTATTGGACAAGGTATAATACTAGTAATCCAGAAAAACGCGAAGTATATAAAAAATTAGTAATGAGGCATTGGTAAACTTATGGAATTAAAAGATGGTATAAACGAATGTGACAATTCTACTTATCATGGGGATAGAAATTACCTGTCCTCCAGTGCACTAAAGCTGCTACTAGAAGATCCACTTCAATTTTATAAAAAATACGTAAGCACAGATGCTTTTTTTTCTTCGGTTGGCAGCTCGGCTATGGATTTAGGATCTTATGTTCATTCTTTGATTTTAGAGCCAGAAAAAACTAAGGACGAATTTATTGAGTGGAGTGGTATCCGCCGAGGTGCAGAGTGGTTAGAGTTTTACAATAATAACAAAAATAAAATTATCTTAAACTCAGCTGCTATTGAATTGGGAAAAAAGTTGGAACTAGAATTGAGGAAAAACAAAGCCGTCCAAAAATTGCTAGTTGGAGGCAGTCCAGAATACACTTATTGCACTACCTTAGAGGATACAAAAATAAAAGTAAGAGCGGACTACATTAATCTAAACAACAACTACATTTTGGACGTTAAAACTACAAGTAAACCGTTGACTAAAGAGTCTTTAATGGGGAGTATTGCTAGTCTACACTATGATTTATCTGCCGCATTATATGTTGATTGCTTTAAGAAAATAAACAACGTAGACCATATGGATTTTTATTTTTTATTTGTAAATACTAAAGATTCATTAGACTCGATTGTGTATAAAGCCAGCCCAGTTCTCCTCAATAATGGGCGAAGAAAGTATAAAAAAGCTATTAAAATTTTTAAAGAATGTAAAAAAAGCGGAATATGGAGATCTGATGACGTTGAGGAAATAGATGTGCCATTTTGGTCCCTGTTACCCGATGAGGAAACTCCATGATTAAAGATG